GGTCGTATTTTTTAAATCTTCCAATTTAATTTTCCTCCATGAGCATTAACGATAATATTATCTATCTTAACCGGATTTTTTCCGAAGTAAATTCTTTTAATTAATTTTACTGCAATACGATTATCGATCGGCTTAATTCTTTTAGCATCAAACGGTACATAACTAATAACCAATTCCTTAGATTTTTCTTTAAGAATATTATTTAAAGAATTAATGCCGGCAAGATATTCATCATAATTAGCATATGTATTATATAACACTAAACCGTCTTTTGTTTTTTCGTGAATCGTAATCTGGTAATTCTTATTAATTTTAAATCGAGTTTCGAGATTATAGAATAACTTTTCATATAATACTTGAGTTTGATTATACGGAAGAATCGGAACTTCTTTGTTGTTATCTAACAAATAGAATTCTAAAGAATATTGTTCATCTTTAGACTGTTCTTTTAGCGATGTTATAAGTGTTACATAATCACAATTCTCTATCGTAATAAATTTAGAAATAATCCCGCTCACGCTAGTCGCGTTATTATAAGAGAATTTAATATTATTTATACCAAAGTCATAAGAAACGACAGTAGAATCTAATTGAATATTTTTAATCTCGTCACGTCGAGGAATTGGTCGAGCAGTCGTACTAATCGTATCTTTATCGTCGAGTACGATACCAATATCTTTAACGGTTAGAGATCGACTTATCTTTGTTTCTTCTGCCATTAGCTTCACCTACATATTTTGTGACATCATTTTCGTAATAAATTTTAGCCATACGCTGTTCTTCTGTTTTTTCACTACCTTTATCAAAATAGGCAATTCCAGCATAAGCGTTGTCCATAAATCCTTTAGATTTTGCATATAATACCTTCTTTTGTTTAACTTCAGGATTGCTAGAATTCAAAGTAATAACAATTAAAGATATTTCTTGCGGATCAAAATAAGAGTTAAAAGAATATTGATTAATACTATTATTAATCGTAAATGAGCCAGTACAATTTACTAAATCACAAGATATATAATTTAACATAATTGGCTCGCTTAATTTAATCATAAATGTAGCAGTTTTTTTATTTAACTCTGTAATCATATTACGTTCAAAAGATATAACTGCAGATCCATGATCTTTATCTATATTAACAGAATAAGCTTTTGTCGAAGAAATATTTTTAAATAAATCTATTTTGCCTTCTTGTTGAACGACATAATCGACTTGAGATATCTGAGTGCCATCTCGGTCATAAACAACTTTTGTATCGTCGAAATCTGGAGAATAAGAAATAAAATTTTTATTTTGATATAAAGAATAATTGTTTTCTAACGCAATTAATTTATCACTTAATTCTTTATATTTTTTATCGACTATATCGTTAACATACGTAACCATATATTGATTACAATCTTCTAACGATCGTATCATTCCAGTTAAATCGTTAAGAGATTTTTCGATATCGGCATAATAGTTATTATATTCTTCAGAATCCATAATTTTAGAAATATCGTATGCCGGTATTTTAATCCCTTGTTTGATTACATTAAGTTGTTCTAAAAAATCTTTATGATCGGTAATCATAGTCAATCCTTTAAAATAAAAAAGCCGAGAGCTTTCGCCCCCGGCTATAACAGTTCGTTATTCGAAATCAGAAGCAAAGCTTACTGTAATTTCTTTTAGGGAACCCATTTGTTCTTGTTTCGTGATAGAGCTATCACTTAATTCAGGATTTTCCCAATATACTTGAACTTCGAAATCATTATAATCTACGACTTCTTGTCCTTCTTCATATAAAGGTGTTTCAAAGATCAAACGATCGCTAACGCCGTCCATATAACTATGAACGTCTTTAACGACTTCAGTAAGCGGAACAATGAATCGTTTAAACTGACCTTTAGTAATAATACCGTCTTTAAATTTATATTCACGTGCTTTAATAGCTACGACATAGCCGACGCGATAAACAGGATCATTATCGTTAACCAATACTGGACTAATTGTCGTCATAGATTCCGTATTGAAACCTTTTACCTTCGTGATGTTTTCACCGATGACAACATCGACCGGCATAGAAATATCGGAAGGATCACCACGACGCAATTCCATTGGCTTATTAATTTCAGTTTTCAAACCTAATTCATGTACTGAATTAATTGTACCATTTTTTGGACTTCTTTTCAAGGTAATTGCTTCAGTCGTAAACAAAGATGGAGAACTTAAAGTGCTAGCTTCATATAAGCCTTCACGTTTAATTCTCAACTCTACACGAGCTTTAGAGGCACGTTGCAATCTACGATTGTAAATATGTGCAGAATATAAACCTTCGTTTACAGGACTAGGTTGATTAGTTAATTTTTGTTGAGTTTTAAATTGGAAATAAAGATCACGTTTTTTAGTTTCGTCTGTTTCTGTTAATGCGTGAGCTACAGCAACATCGGATTTACGTTCATAATCATAAAAGATATTATTTAATTGAAGGTCAGATTTATTATGATTAATCAATTCAATTTCATAATAATTGTCGGTATTAACTTCCATGAATTCTACGATTAAACAATAACGTGTAGGATCTTGATAGTAATTATCCGGGATAATAGGATATTTACCGTCTTGTTGGAAACTAAATTTTACGTACTGACGTTCAACGGTCGCACTAACTGCTTTAGGTTGAGTCTTAGCAAAGAATTTAAACTTATCGTCTTTATTAGCTTGAGAAGATTTATAAGCAGCTTCAGCTTGTTGACCGTTTTTAAATAAATCGACATCTCGTGCGTCGATTAGATAACAATTAATAGGACCTGGATTACCGTAAGCTTTTAAACAAAGCTCGACAGTTTTTAAATAACCAGTTTTACCTTCGCTAAATTTTAAAGTAGTCGCATAACCAAAGCCTGGTTTCATCATCTTAACGAATTCACGACTTGTATCGTCAGTTTCGCCAGATGCATATTCTTCATCGCCCATTACTGTTTCTAAAGGACGAGCAAATAAAAAATCGCCATTATAAATAGCGCCATAAGATTTATATACTTGATAGTATTCTGCATTTTGAAGAATAACGCTATTTGCAATATTGCGATCTAATGTTAATTTGAAATTAGCTTTATCGACAGCAGCTACTTGACGAATACATTCTAACCCAGTATTGCTGTTTACAATAGCAATAAAATCATATTGAGAAAATTGATCCATATCAGTATTCGCTGGGAACACTAAAGATTTTCTATCGAGCTGAACTGTATTTTTAGTGTTTGCTAATTCTTTATTTAAATGAACTTGATTAAAATCATGGAAGCAATCATAATATCCATCATAATAACCGATGTCTTTTACGTAACCATTTTTAGCAAGTTGACCACGAAGTTGATATAATTCGTCACGTAATGCTAAAATATCGCTACCAAATTTAGATTTAATATTTTCAGTTCTTTTATTTAAACTATTACCTGTCGTAGTAGTCATATAATCGGCAGCTAATTTACCGCCGAGTTTTAATGCGTTAGGAACTGTTTCACGATCACCGTCGATACTTACAGCGATGTGGTCGGCAGCAATGCCACCGACCTTATCTACATCTTCTGCTTTAGTATCACTATGATCCCTACGGTATACCAAATTACCTTTTGCGATGACTGTTTCGGTAACAGCATCCATGTCGATTTGGTTTATTGTAACTTTAGTAAAGTCTTGTGCCATTAAAGTCTCCTGCGTTATACGCGATAATCATAAGTGATATAATGTTTTATACTTGTTGTATATTCTGATTTTCCAGTACGCTTTTTCCACGCTTCCATCTTTTCAGGATTTTCATATAAATCGATATACAATGGATCATTAGCTAACAGCGCAGCGACTTTTCTATCAGTAAACGTAATACAGCTTTTATATTTATTTAAAACATATCCATTTACTATATTACGACTCAAACCAGTAAATAGACCATTTATATAGAATAAAACTTCATCTTTGGATTCGAGAACTTGAGGATCGATTTTGTAATCGTTAATCGGAAATTCTGGAACACGATTATATCGCATTTTAAATGTTTCTTCTTTACGTTTATAATCTTGACGAATTTCGATCGTAATTCTATCTGGTTGATGATGATGTATAGTATAAGACGTATCTGTTTCTTTCTTATAGAAAGATTCGTTAGGATAGTTACTTGCTGTTGTGCCGATATAAGGACGATCGGAATTGATAATCTGAATCGTTTTATTTCCGATTAAAGTCCAATCTTCTTTCGGTAAACGAACACCGTTACGATATACGACTAATCGACCTGGATATAAATATAATTCTGTTTGCGCCGGAATTTCGTATACGTTAGTACCAATAGAATTAGTATTATCTAACGTAATAACATCCATTACTTTAGAAGCACCAGTCTCTAATTGTTCGATCGTATAATGAATTTTTTCTCCGGCTTTAATATCATTAGCAGGACCTAAGAATTTAATAGATGCGCCGTCTTCATTTTCGATATAATCGATATCGAGAATTTGACGAACACCGTTTCTAAATACTGTTAATGCATTTACACGAGGAGAATATTTGTCGTATTGCATATAGAAAGATCGATTAGTAGGGTCAGTAGAATCCATAATAAAATCGCCAATCTTAATTGCATTTTCACTATCGCCAGCAAACTTATAAGCAAAGATATCGATACTATCTTCCGGTAAAACAGGAACATTCATCTTAACTGCCGACACAGTATTTTCATAAGATGTACAGATAGTTTTAATATCCTTAAGTTCTTTATCGTTAGCAAGTCTCCAGATCTTTTTATAATCGTCGTAGATTTGAACGGTTGCAGCATCGGTTAAATCATCAGGCATAAATAACACGACTTCTCCATCGGCCGTACTTTGTTCACGTTCTTTAGGAGATACCGGAGAAATTAATGGTTGTTGATTACATAATAATTTGCCGTTATGATACACTAAACTGTCGCTTAATGCTCCAGTGAAATATGTATCCATAGCACTAGCGCCATCGAATAATCGATCGTCAGGATCTCGTAATAATAAGTATTGTTGACCTGGGAATAAACCATCTTTAAGTGTTAAATAATGATAATCTTTATTCCATTCAATATTCTTAGGATTAATTAACATACCGTCTAAGAATAAAATGATTTCATCGGTATTCGTAATAACACGAGGGTCGTAATAAATTACGTTTTGTCCACTGTGGCCAATTTGACCTTGTTGAACAATAAGAGAATGCTCGCCATTATTATACAAGGCTGTCGCATCGATATTTGGTGTGCCAGTTTCAGTCGCTAAAGTACGATTAGTACCGGCAACAATATTATTATCGAAGTTTACAGTACCGGCAGCGTATGCATTTTCTTCGCCAGGGATATACGCTTCAATAACTGTCCACGGCATATTTACTTTAGCACGAGGAACGAAGATTTTATCGTCGCGGAAAATTAAGCCACCAAATAACGGATGAATTAATTCACCGGCTACGAATACTAACGGAGATTTAAATTTCTTATGAAGATAGATAACACCTTGATTATCCAAGTTTGTTTCTACGATATAGCCAGAGTCTTTAATATAATTTTTGAAGACGTGCACTTCGTCTTCTTTATAGATCTTATCTTCTAATTTCACGAGCTGATTCTTAACGTCGACATCGTAAAATTGTTCTTCGAGCATTAAGCCGTCAAAGAATAGATTAATAGATTCTGGAAGATCAGGGATATGGAAACCTTCGAACAAGTTACCATTATTTAACTTTTTCAAAGAACCAGTATAATTAATCCAATTAAAATCATAAGTAACGGCTAAGATATAATCATAATTTTGAACAGTACGATAATTTAAAGATATCTTCTTATGTAAGATAACATAATCACCGAAGCGATTATCGGGATCATCTTTCATAGTAATATCCCGACGCATCGTTCTATTTTCAACAGTTATTTTATCTGGTTTATTATAATTAATTCCAGGATTTAATTGTGCATTTATTTTATCGACGCCAGGAATACCGGACGTATTATCTAAAGCTCTTGCTGTGCTATGCGTTAATCCTGTTTCTACTTTTTCATAGTAAGGATATAAATGATCGCCTTTATTCTCACCAGCTCTAAAACCATAGAACTCAGTATTGTTAGGATTAATATCGATAATAGCATTTGTATTACTATCGTCTTTATTAATTTTAAATAAACGTTTAGTAATGTTAGATAATTTTTGTGCGTTAATATGTAATGCACTCAAATTCTTCTTCTGAGCTTTTACAGTCGGATATTGGAAACAAACAGTATTTACTTTTTCATAATCATTAAGTAAACTGTTCTCCATAAAGATTCTATCATGATTAACGTTAGGAATAACGTACTGTGTTCTATGATTAGGATCGACTAATTTATCGTGAGTCGGAGCCGTAAACGGATCTTCCCATTCAAAGTCGAACGTATCGACTTCTTCGACAGCATTCTTTTTAGAACGTTGATAACCAGTCTTTAATTCATTTTCATAGCGCTTAGAATCGCCATCCTGTAAGCTTGGTACAGTTACGTGTCCAACAGAAAGTAATGGACTAACGAGAGCAAAATCGGCGAACGCTGCCTCATTAAATTGAGCATCGTCAGCCGGGATAGATTTAATCGGTTTCCATTCTCGACCATCGAAATACAACATAATGCCGTTATAAATCCATAACTGACCTTTAACAGGATTTACCGGAGTCGTTTCTTCGGTCAAATGTTCGATAATTTGGAATTTATTATCGAATACATTAACCCATTGTTTCTTGACGCCGTCATAATATTTTAATTCATTGGTTCTATCTTTACGCCAGAGAGAACCATGAATATTGTTGTCAGGAACTGCACTAGCACCGACAATTTTTTCTTGCTCGGTGATATCTGGGTTAATATCTTTGACAGCAGTAAAGATATCATACAGCTCTTGATTTAAGAGTTGTTCAGATCCACGACCTTGTTTAAATGTTCGATTTTTCTTCATTGACTATCCCTTAACCCATATTCTTTGGAGCATAAATCATATATTGAAATTCGATATTGGCAGCACCAGTATTTCCGACATAAATAAAATTAGAATCTTTTTTAACCCATATATCGCCAGCTTTCGCTGCACTATGCAATGGTTTAATCGATACAAAATCAGGAGTAATCCCGACGTTTCTATCGTCATGTAAATTATGCGGAATTCTAACTTCGTTAGATTTACCTAAAAATGTAGCTTGGCCTACTTTATATAAAATAGTATTGCCACCAAATAATCTATATTTATTTTTATATTTTAAATAAAAGCGTTTCTCGCCATTATGGAAATAAGCATCGTTATTATTATCGATATCGAAGTGATTATCGGTCGTAACAAATTTACTTATCTTATTATTATATTTATCTTTACTAGCTTTAGATACAAATCGATGAAGATTATTTGTCTTAATTGCTGTCGCGAGTATTTTAATCTTTTTAATTTCTTCGATACTGGCAAGTTTATCGAATAAGCCCAAGTTCTTAATCGCTTGGGCTTTATCGGCTAAATCATTTAAATTATAAAATATCGAAACGTATGTAGAAAATGCTAAATCTTTTATTTCGTCTTTTAATTTAATTGACCATTTCATCGATTAACACTTCCTAACGGATATACAATCATACATTGGAATGCACCAGTAAAAGAACCAGTATTGTAAATATTAATAAGCTCAGACGTGTAAGATACAGATACTTCTCCGAGATCGCCGCCAGTATATTCGACACATTGAACGTCGACGAATACAGGAGAAATTAATGTACCATCTTCTCGTGTTTTAGTGTTACGAATAATAGTCGGTTGAGAATTGCCGGAGAAAAATCCGTTAACGATTTTAATATTATCTAACGCTGACGCGCCACCGATAAGAACATTTTTATTATTTAAACCGATATAGAATTTTTCGTTTACTTCATCGTAACCAATTTGATTTTCTTCCAAGTTGGTTTGAATTTCAACCGGTTTATTTAATTTATTATTCCAGTTATTCTTATCGCTATCGCTAACGAACTGATGATCGGCATCAGTTTGAATATTCTCTGGAGTAAATACATCTGGTAAAAACCCAGATTGAAGAGCTTCTTTAGAAATAAACTTATCGTATAAGCCAAGATTTGTAATAGCTGCATCTTTATCTTTTACGTCAGATAAATTTTTATTTCGATCGAGGATTTCATCAGAAGATATCGGTACCCACTTTTTAAGTTTGTCGACATAAACACTAACTTTCATTTCGACCTCCTTAAACCACGGCAGGACCGGCTACACGAATAATGCGACACATTTGAGGTAAACCTTCTTTACCGGTAAACGTATATGTTTCAGGTAGCATAACAGTATGAATATTATCGCATGCAACAAATGCACCGTCTCGAATAGTTTTTACGGATGGTAAAAATACTGTATTTAAATTAGTACAGTTTTTAAATGCAGAAGCATTAACGTTAGTAACAGCCGGAAACTCTAAATGCATAATTGTTTCACAGTCGTGAACAGCATTAGAAGCAATACCGATATATGCTGTCGTTGCTTTCGCAGCGTTTTCAGTATAACTAGCAGAAATAGTATCGGCTTGAACAATAGTCGTAGAACCGGTTACGCTAAGAGTTTCGATAGCATCGTCAGACGTAATATCGTCGACTAAAGTACTTCCAAGACCAGACATATAAGATAACGTTTTAATAATGTCGACCGCATCAAGATCTTTTAAAGATTTTGCATAGTTATTGTTAGTTGCCATAGAAGCAAACTGAGAGTTAACATTATTTAACTGTGCATTATTTGATGCAACAGAAACAGCGACATCTTTTAGGCCTTTATATAAAGCGAATAAAGATTGAATAACAGTTGCTTTATTGTTAGTATTAACATTATCTAATAAGTTTTGAATATAGTCTTGATATTCAGTATTGTTAAGTAATGCATAATCGCCAACATAAGTCGTTTTTAATGTATCGACAAAACCGGCAGCTAGTGCTTGATTAACGAGTGTGTTAATACGAGCATTAATATTAGCGTTTAATTGATCGATCGTATTAAGCTTAGCTTGAATACTGGTATCGAGATCAGACATATTAATATCATTATCTAAACGACGATATTCAGATAAGTCGTTTCTAACGACTACATTATCTAACTTATTATAGTTAGACTGAAGAGAAATAATTGCTGGACGTAATGTATCGTTAACATCGTTTACGGTGATCTTTTGATCTTGTAAACGATAACGAGCATCGGCAAAATCTCTCGTAATAGCAGTGTTAGGTAAATCACTAATGATACGTTTTAATTGTTCGATATCGTTAGCGACAAAATTAAGACCAGCAAATGTTGTATTTAAAGCATTTACTTTATCTATAATATTACGAATTTGAGTTTGGAATTCTTCACTCAAATCTGTTAATTGAAGTTTTTCAGTTTTAGCACGATATTTATTATCGGCATCAGAGATATTTAATTTAGTTAATAATGCATCTGCGAAATCTTGCATATCGTCGATAAGAGATTGCATTTCGGAATTAAGCATTTCTTTCGTTAACTTGTCGGAAGTTTTGTTGAACCATCCAGTTTTCGTAGCAGAGTTTTTTTCAAGAGAAATTACTCGATTACGAATCTCGGAGTCATCATAAGAGATGACTCCTTGAGATGCGTTTCCGATATTCGTTAACAATGTTTTTAATGAAGCGTCCAATTGATCCATATGGACTTGAGTTAAATTGCTGACTTGATTGATCTTGTCTTGAAGATCTTTAGACAGCATAAATTCTTCTATTTTTTTAGCCATTGATTAACCTCTAGTACTAGAAATAATATATTATCGTTGTTATATTACGGGTTTTCTTCCGTATCAACTACTTTTTTATCGTTTAAAACAACGGCCATAGATTTATCAAATAATTGCTTTTCTGGCATATCTTTATTAATGAAAATATTATAACCAGGCTGAGTCATTTTATATATATCGTAGTATTGAACATCGACCCAACAACCAGGGATTAAAACATCGAGATCGATACCGATTCTTCGACTCGTTAACTCTTGTAATTTATAATTCTTATCGTTACATTCTATCGTATTATTAATCGTAGCCGAGATTAAATTCTTATTTTGAATATAAGATCCTTTATCGAGTTCAAATACAGCGAACCAATCCTTTTGGTAACGATAAATAAATTTATGTCGACGTTCATTTCTATGATTTATATAAGTAATCGTATCGTTTTCTTTATCGATATCGACAACCAAAAATGGCTCTTTTATAATACGATTGCCGTGAATAATTAAATTAGAATCTTTATTTAACACTTCTTCGACCGGAGTCCAATCGGTTTTACCTTCTAATTTAATCTTTACTTTACCATTTTCTTCATCGATTAAAAGAGACCCATTAGGTAATAGGTCCCATTTATAATCGCTATCACTATAAACAAAAATAGCTCTGCCATTACTTATTAATCGAGAAGTTATTTTTTTACTTTGTTTAACTGGCATTTATCTAACTCCTATAAATGATCTAAGTCACTGCTCGGGAATTCTAATACTTGATCGATATAAGAATAAGCCGATAATTCAAACATAACGTCAGATTTAGTTTCCCATGGATTATTAGGATTAGTACCAATATGATCTAAAATCTGGCTATACACAGGGACTAAATAAGTATATGTATTTCCGATTTGTTTAATTAAACGAATACGACCTTGAGTTCTAGTGTTATAAATCTTAGGAATAATTTGAACACTAGGAACACTATTAGGAACGATTAAGTTTAATTTCTGATACTTAACGCCGGCAATTACTTTTATTGGATCACTGCTTAATTCAAGCCGTGCTCTAATTTCTTTTGTTCGCTTAGGTTGAATACTCGTCGTAACAACAGTTGATACGGCATTTTCTCTTGTATCACTAGCCATAAAAGATACATATTGCATATTATTAGATAATGTTACATTATACTGATAATCATAATATGTTTTACCGTCTTCTTCACCGTTGTTCGACGTAATGTATCTTAAATTTTCTGGATTGTTAGAAGCTGTAATCAAAGTAAGTTCTTTATTATAAGTAGTACGAACAAATAATTTAGCTACTTGATTATAAGTATCAGGAACCATATATTCTTTAGAAACGATTCTAATTGGAATTTCGACAGGGTCTTTTGCTTCGATTAGGATTCGTTCTAAGCTGAAAGATAGCTTACCCTGCTTGTGTGCCGTAATGTCGACATAATAAGATTTGTTCTTGCGGTCGAAACTAACATCATATGCATTATTTAAATCGTCCGGTATAAATCTAACATTAGAAGTATCGGCAGTACTATATACAGTAAATTTTAAATCGGGTTCGCCAACTAAATGTAAATTTATTTTATCTTTTGTTAACGATAAATTCTGTAAAGCAATATTTACTTTAGAAGTAGAATGAATATCGCGAGTCACTTCATTGGTTAAATAATCATTATTCTCTCCGACAATTCTTAACGTATAAATTTCGTTATATGCCAACGGAACTTTAATCGTTGTCCAAGATCGATTACTTGTTTTCGTCGCAGCTAAATTCTCGCCTTTATAAATTTTAAAAGTACTATTATTAATAGATTTTAAAAGAATAGAAAGCTGCATACTATTATAATCGTATCGGATATACGGAGTAATAGGAAGCTTTTGTTTCATGTATTCACTACGCTTACTATTAATCCAAAAATCACCAGGTTCAGGATTTACTGGTTCATCTTCTTGATTATAGAATCGAGGAACAGGATTTCCGACATGATATCGTTCAATATAATATACATCGATTTCACAGCCTTGTTCTAATTGTGTAGAATTAAGAACAAAATGTGTGCTATCGAGTTCTTTAAGAGTTTTAGTGGCCGGAGAACATTCTATCGCATTGTTAATTAATGCTTTAATATGATGATTGCCCGGAATATATTCACCTTTATCTAACTCAAATACAAAGTTGTCTTGTCGAGTTAATTTAGATTCTTTATATACACCATTAATAGAATAATAAAGTTTGCCTTCGATACTATCATAATCGATAAATATAATTTTCTCACAAACCATTCTAGAAGATTCTTCTACTATTAATGATTCGCTAGCAGGCAGCTTAAGAGCTACCCAGCTAGGACCATATTTAGAGAATGGATCTTTTGGATCTTGATTATCGACATTATATTTTAATTTAATACCAATATTATTATCTTTTGGATCGACAACTATCGTACCGAATTTTGCGGAGTTCCAATCATATGTTTCATAGTCATGATATATAATAGGAAGACCTATCGTTTTTTCAAAATAATCATTAAGCTTTGACATATTTAATTTTAACTCCTAAATTAGTATATTCTTTATTTGAAGAACTATTTTTTATAATAATTTCTTCTAAAGCAGGCCATCGATATTTTTCCATAAATCTACTAACATAATTAATATCATAAACAAAAGAAGAAATAGGTGCATAATTATATACATATCCACTAGAATATGGTTCAATTCCCAAAATATCCAATTTTATTTTTTTTATTTTTATATCATTTTTATTTACAGCATTAGAAAACAATGTCATGAATATTCCTTTTGGAACATCTAGTTCTTCAAGATTAGCTTTAGCAATAGATTCAGCATCATTATAATAACTAATATTTACTCCATTCGATGTTCCTCCAAAATCGTCAACATGTCTTGCTAAAATGGAAGGATCCTCATTCTTATCAGGGTTATATCCATAAGTTTTTCTTTTTTGAGGACTCGCAAAATATGAATATTCAAGATTTGGCATATCTAATGTATGATATGTACTATACCCACCTTTATTTTCAAATATAAACACTTTTGCATTTGGAGCATTTATTTTATAATTATCCGAAGATTCATTTAACTTACTATTGTTTAGCATACTATCTTCAATAATTATTGCACCAATCGTAGGAGAATCGATAACTAACTTTTCTAAATTTACATTTCTAAAACCTATATTGAACAGTCTTAAGTTTGAATTATTTAACACAACTTCTTTAATTTGTTTTGCTTCAGAAAAGCATCTTTCTGCAAAATTTACAAAATTATTTTTAATTCTATTAAATGACTCTTGAGTCATATTTGTACGGTAGAAAGACGTATCAGACATTATTACTGGGAATAAATTTCCTTTTTCTAAAGATTCTAAATATCCATCTTTAAGAACTACTTCTTCTCCTAGACAGTCCGTCGTTAATGTTCTTTTTTTGTAAATAAATTTTTCGACATTAGAACTTGAAAATGCACTATATCTAAATTCTTTAAAGTAATTAAGATTTACTTCTGTTTCCAATCTTTTTGTATTAAAAAATGAATTATTGCCAGCAATGTTTGATGCAGAAGTCACAAAATCAAGATTATCGATATAAATAGCATAGCAATCAGAAAGACATTCTTGAGCATCGACAGTCTCACTAGAATATCTTCCGATATAATTATCAGGGAAAATTATTTTATTTAACTTACTATTATCAAAAAAGTCTTGTGGGTGTAAATAATAATTTGTATATTTTCTAAGATCGATGAACTTTAAATTTGTTCGACCAAAATGAGAGAAATATCTTATATAATTAACAACTGTTAAATTATTAGGAATATTATATTTACTTTTAACAGTATTATAAGATCTATTCATTCCAAGAATTCTTGGTGTTTTAGGAATATTTTTATGAGATATAACATCTCCTTCTTCGTCAATCAAAGTAATAGAAGGTGATTCTATTGTAATTGATTCAACTGCTGCCCAACTAAACAAAAGATCTTGAATTTTTAAATGGTTATTCCCACATTTAATAATGATATTAAAAGGATCAGATAACGATAACGTTATTGGGAATGGATACATTTTATCAATAGTAGAATATTGAGCATCATTAGGCAAATCAATTAATCTATATTTTATTCCATTATCAATATACTCTTCTTCTTTTAATACAATAGTTATATCTTTTTCAGATCCAATATTCTTAACTTGTATTCCATGACACTCAATAAAAGGATTGGAGAAAGAAAAATTGTTCAATTTTTTTATCTTGGTATAATCCATAAAGATAAAAGAATTGTGAAAGAATGGAAGACCGTTATCAGAAACTTCTTCTATATTTTTTGCTAAAATAGTAGCTTTAACAGCCAAATGATTGTAATCGCCTAAAAAGAAAGAAGGTATTTTCTTACCAGAATAAGAAATAGCTAAATTTACCGAAGAAGCTTTTTCTATTGGTTGAAGATTTGAATTAAATCTTCTAATTCCTACCGTATCAAATACATTATAGAAACCACTTAAAAATTCTTGATTGTTACTTTTAACATGAATAACGTTATCGTCATTAACTTCACAATTTAAATACATTGCTGGAATAATTCCATTTTCAGAAGTAGAAAAAGTATGATCATTGAAATAAGCTGATACAAAAAGATAAGAGAATATATTTGGGAATAATAATATTTTTGAATTAAAATCTAAATATTTGTAATTATTATAAAAAAAATCATTCCAACAAGTTAAAACTGTTCCATTAAATTGTAATGTTTTATATGTATCATTAAAATATTTTAACTCTTTAAATTTTTCTATTAAAGAATTTAATTTAGTGTGAGCATTAGTATTATAACTCAAAATAACTAATTTTACTAAATTAGGATGAATATATTTTATACTGTTCCCAACTGAATAAGAATTATCTTTAGGATTAGTTAAAAGAGCATTGGTAACTTTAGTTGTTTCTCTATACTTCTCATTCATAGAAGATTCAATATCTTTATTTAAAGTTATTGATTTTTCTAAATTTTTCCAATGAAGGATAGTTGTTGGAACTGTTATATTAACAGTATCTTTATTGTTTGCTTTAATATTAATTACTCTATTTTCCATTAAATCGTAGAAGTTATCGACTTTAAAAATAAAGTAATAAGATCCATTATCGCCTTCATATGCATTAGATAAATAATCATTAATCTTAGGCAATACTGTTAATGTTTCTTCATTAGATAAATCATCTTTACCGTAAAATTCTAAATAAGAGGATTTGGAGCCATTAATTTTATCTAAAAGATTTGACCCAAGATATTGAATAGGCTTAGCATTTGTTCCGCCATATGATAACGTTAAATTATTTTGAATCTCTGGATGAGTATCAAGAGTTAAATGAACTCTATCTAAATCATCAGTCGTCTTATATAATTTAAGTTCTAATACTTGATAAGCATCAGAATTATACATATCGGCATATGGATTAATAACGTAAGTATTTAATAACTCGATTTGATAATCTGGTAAATGCGCGCCAACTACTGTTCTCGTCACTTCTTGATCGTTATACAAAGGATGAGTACAAACAAATCTTACAGTATAATCATTATTCTTTTGTTTGAAAGAATAATATCGTCCAGCAAAATAACGCATTGTTTCATCTGATGTCGTAACAATACTATCTGTATTGTCTTTAGTTTTAATTATATTATTATTCGCATCATATGCCGTAATAGTCGATCCTTTTGTATAATCGAACGATACATCCCAGACTCGATTATTAAATGCTACATTGCTTACATTAAAAGGAGTTTTTGCATTTACTTTTTTATAGCCATTAACAGTAACAGTCTTAGACTCTGGAACTTTATTAGTTTTATTAGCTTCGACAGTAAAAGTTTTTACTTCTGGATGATAGAATAACGGAATTCTATAAAGCGTTTCTTCTGTCGATAAATTAGAAGGTGTTCTTGTTTTTACAGTATTACCAGAAGCATCTTTAATTATAATTGTAGAGCCAGATTCTGCTTGGATACTTAATGCTTTCGTTCCTTCGTAATCGCCAGTTAAACCATCTCGACCATCAACTACGTAAACAGAAAGAGGAGTTCTTGGATTATGCAATAATATATTAATTGTTTCAGTAACTCTATTATCTGCTTTATCGTTAGAAACGACAACATTATATGTTTCTTCGTTTTGAGCCAACGGAATATTAACTGTATATCGTCCAGTATCATCGACTACTACGTTTTGTGCAATTATGCCGCCAGACATAGGTCCAGCACCAGCAATATTTATTTTAGACCCCGGTAGGGTTGTCACGACAACTTCAGTTCCGTTAACCGTTGTGACATAACTAATGTCGGCAGTTAATACAATTTTTCTTTGGTCGACAGTTAAAGTCTTTTCTTTACTTAACCCATTACTAGGATTACGAACTATAACAGTGATATCATACGGATCTTCTTCACGAGGTAAATTATATTGAACTCCCATACCAATATTCTGAGAAGCATACAATTTTTTACCATCACGTTTAAATGTTACAATATTACCGATTTGTGTTTTTACAGAAGCTCGACCCATTAAAGCATTAGGATATAACATTTCAGCATCTAACGTTAACTTATCTGTTTCAGTTTGAGTACCTTTAATTAATGCTTTACTATAGTTAGTTTGATAACCGAAGTAAGTCGAAAAAAGATTTAGATAATAATCGTGTACTTTACGCGGCACTTTAAATTTAGTAATGCTACGTTTAGTCACATCATTAAAGTATTCGTCACGACGATGTGTCGCAATTAATCGAGATTTTTTAGTCGTAAAAACTGTAACTTCGGCATGAGCTGGATCATCGGCTGGATAAGAAACTGTGTAACTCATCGGTGTAATCGCTAAGCCGTCTTCAGATACGTTTTCTACCGTATTAATCCAGATATCTTTATCTTCGAAGAACCAAGGGTATCTTTCTTGAATAAAGATAAACGGATATAACTCACTTAAACGTTCATAGTTAATATAACGAACTGTAACCGTCGAACCTAATCGAATATCGTCGGCATCGATTTGGAAATACTTCATATTAATTTCTTCAAGACTATCGTCCAAAGTATTACATCTTACAGTGTCGTTAATTAATACTTCTAATTGATTTGTCCCCGGAATATATAATCCAGAACCAACTTTAAATTGAGCCTTGCCGTCGATCAATTTACCGATACGAGTAATTTCTTCTCTGTCATGATAATAGAATCGATTATGCTCTAATTCGAATTTAACAATCGTATAATATTCGACATTGATTACGGCATCTTTAACTAACTTATCTGTACCATCCTTACGGATACCGACTGGTACCCAGTCAGATTCACCAGTTAATTTAATACTAAGATTGCCTGTTTTATCATTTACTAATAACGATCCATCAGGAATATCGGCCCAATAATAGTTATCTTTTTCGCTATCAGTAATAATAATAGCTGTATCTTTACTTATGCTGTATTCATTTAATTTTCGAATACCCCAAGTAGGTTTCATTATTTAAAGGCCTCCTTAATAATATACAATATCACAAGTTAATTCTTTGAGATCGTTAATTTTATACTTAAGATCTTTCGGTAACTCTATTACGATATTAAAATCGTAATAATTATGTTCGCTATCTCCTTTATTCGGAGCGCCACTAAGTACGACTTCATTCGTTAAGTTAACAGTTAATGTGTCACTTAAACGAGTTGTCGGTAACTCAGTAGAATCTGCATTTAAGATTTTAATATAATCTAATAATACAGAATCTTCAATATCGGTGAAATAAAAATTAACACCGAAGTTTTTTAAGTCTGGCTGCTTCTCGATACCCATATAATTATTATATAAACGAACCGGAATTACAGTACGAGAAGCCGAAGTAATAACTCCGGCTTTATAAGTACTATAAATATTAAATTCTTGTTCGTCGAGAACCATCCATGTCAATGTATTTTGCATGAATTACGCTCCAAAAGAAATAACCATAAATTTAAGTTTTCTTGTATTTCTAATTAGTCCAGCCGATAATTTAATCTTATTATTATCGACATAGACATAATCAGTACCATAGTTTAAGATCGTACTAATATTAGCGTTATCGATTTTATTAGTACCGACATATTGGTCTAACAATACAAACGATAATTGTTTATCGGTAACAGTATGTTGTAATGGATAAATCGTACTAGTTGGGTCGATCGTGATTTCATACTGTTGAATAGTTTTAAATAAACCATTCTTAACTTCGTCGTCCAACATAGCCTTCGTAATCTTTTCACTACGCTTAATAAAGTTGTCGGTATTAAGTGTCGAAGTTTTAAGATCTTGAATCGTCGTTTGCATTGCCGTAATTGCAGGATCGATAGAATCTGTAATACGACTATATTTATTATCGACTGCCGTAATCAAATCTTTAGTTTCTTTAATGCCGTTTTGTGCATTAGTAATAATAGATTCTAATTGTTCGTAAGACCAAGTATAATGAGAAATACGATAAATGATGCGGTCGCCATATTTTAAGTTTACATTATTATTAATAATAAACTTATTCGTTAATGTCGGATTAGGATTGTCTTCAGTCGGAACTGGGAGTACTTCGCTAAAGTCAACCTCATCAGAAGACCCATTATGTAATTTTAATCCATTTAAGAATACTTCAATTTGCTGTTTACCGTACTCATAATATGTAGGTAACTTAATAACACGAGTATTGTTAGGATAAGAATCTTCGTTATAAATAATACGTTTTTCTTCGACGAATACGGCAGCACGTTGGAATACACCAGATTCTTTACCTTTTTTAATTGTATGACGAACGTTAACTTGTACGACAGTCGGTTCGTTTAATGCATAGTTTAATTTAAAACCGACACCTTTTACGATATCGCTCATTTTATATTTCGCACTATCAGGTACGATTAAATGTTTACCATTAGCATCTTGTTCTTTAAGCATAACCATTTCGACGTACTGATCTTTCATAATATATCCTTGATCGATATATACGTCTAAAGAATTAGATCTCGGAATGAAGAACATGTTAACATCGTCTTCATCGAATATGAATGTTTGTTTTTCGTTCTCTTCGTCAGTTAAATTTTCGTCTGGAATAAACAATTTAGTTTCGTGAAGATCCATCGTACTGTGTTCATTTACAGGAACCCATTGGTAATCTTCACCATTAAATTGTCGCCAAATATATAAAATATTTGTATCGCTATCATACCATAAGTCGTTCGGTTCAGGATGCTCTGGTTGAATAAAGTAAATAAACTTACGTTGGTTCTTAGAATATAATTTGCCGTAGAAGTAAATATCGCCAAATTCATCGACATAAATAGCTCGAGTATTTCGGTTATCATAAAAGAATTTAACAGAGATGCCTGTTTCATCGACTATCCAATAAGCCCAGCCTAATACGATATCGCCAGCATCTTCAAAGTTTTGCATTGGCGGGAATGCCGGTGATGCTGAAAAAATACCGTAATGATATTTAGGATATAATTCAGGAGTTTTATCGTTGTACGTAATTGTATCGATATGAGATGATGCATATTGATATACGACACCGACTTTTCTACCGACGTTTGCTTCTGGGTCTACGACATGAATAATTTGTTTATTAATAGAAGCAATCTGTAAACTTTCTTGAGTTTCTAAATCGTATACTCTAAATTCTTTTAAATCTGGAAGTTCGCCTTGAACTCCAGAAATATATGCTACTTGTTTTAATTGAGATGGAGCATATACCGGGAAACGTAACGTAATTTGTCCGCTAGCATCCAAAGTAAATTTTTCAAAATACTGAATAGCTTGTGGAGCACCTACGTTAATGGACGCAGCGTCAAGATTAATTCGATGGCCTTTTTTGTTGATTAATTCACCAGCTGCTACATCGATAATAAACTCATCGCCACGTCGACTGCATTCAAAACCGGACACAACGCCCCAGCCAGCAGACTGAAGACGTTCTGTGTCGATCCAATCTTGAATCATTTCAAAATTGTCGTTAATAGGTTTAGCTTTTACGCCTTTGGTAAAATCAACCTTTGTTAAATAATTTTGTGCCATTTATTAATCCTTAAATAATAATACTGCTGCTTCCGACGAAGAAATATGTTTGTCAATTTGTTCCTGTAATTGGTCTCTATGACTTTCATATTTTTTAGGTAATGTGATTACCATAGAAGTACCAATTCTATACGGTCTGCCAAGTATATTACCTGTATCGATATATTCGTAATTGTCGAATTTACTAGATCCGCCACCAATTATTCTTGTGTCGGTAGGTTCGATTTTTGTATCGAGTTTAATAATAATATCGGCAACTTTAATATCGTTAGATGGTTCATCGACCGGAAGAATATAAAATCTTTGGTCTTTTAATATGCCCGTATTCGTCATATATAAACTATAATTAGTTTTTATATTTGAGATATTAATAATCGTTTCTTCAGACTTAGCGATATTATATTTAGAACTATAATATTGACCGATAATTAGCTGAAGTTTTTCTTTATCATAATTATAACGTATAGAAGGTAACTGTTCAATATTAAATAAAGAATAATCGACATTATCGATAAATTTTAATTCTTGGTTTACGGTGTAGATTAAAGATTCATTATTATCTTTTTTAGGTTCGTCATCGATAACTTTCTTAAAATAGATATCACGAGAAGGTGTCGCATAATCGAAGATAACGTTTTTATTTGTTGTTTCGACATAAACTAATTTATAGTCGTGATTATCGAGCGAAGTTAAAGAAGCGATATCTTTATCTAAATTAATTTGAGGATGTTTCATGTTCAATCGATTATTTAAACTATAGTAATAATCGATCAAATTATTAGAAATGAAAGTATTAATATAGCTGTCGGCTTTCTCTGGAATGCGATGGTAGCCAATGCTATAAGCGTAAACAATATTTTCAGCAAGAAATTGAATTAAACGAGGCTGAGTAAAGATTTCTTTACCGCACAATAGAATAGTTTTAAAATTCAACCGATCTTGCATAATGAGTATCGGAGTATGATTAATCGTTAATTTAATATAGTCATATGTAGCACGAGGGAATAACGACATTTCTAAATCGTGATTGAAGATGTCCCATGACGGTTCAATTACGTATTCAGATTGGTTAAATAAAACAGGTTTGGCTACGTCGAATATTTTAGGCTTGTTATAAAGAATCTTATTGCCGTAAGTAGAATTTACGATATAAATATTGCAATTATCTTTATAGCCGCCAACTTTCATAGCCTTTAAGAACTTATCTTCTCCGTTATAATATTTAATATCGGGATTATCGGTAACACTATTAAATTTAATATTGTTAGGAACAGTAATACCTTGTAACATAGACTTTACTTTTTCCATACCGGTAAAATCTATATTAATATCCCAGCTACGTCCAGAAGAAAACGGAATATTTCTTTGGAGAATATACTTATATCCGAATATTGTCGGGCGATAAGAAGCCTTTTTAGATGTATCTTTTATCGTAATAATACCGTCTTTATCTAAAAGGTAATCTTTTTGTTCTTTGGCCGGAACATAATTTTCTTTAAATAAAAGTAAATCCTTATCAATCTTTTGATATAAAGATATGGCTTCTTTTTTATTTAAACTTAATAAATCGTTATTGAATTTAATAACGGTATCAGCATAAACAGAATTATTAACCAAATAAGATAATGGCATATCCTGATCATCGAGCAATACAGTATTCGCTACTTTTTTCTTGTTTCTATAAATCTTCATACCGTTACCTCATAACAACATATTCATTTGGTGTCATATTTAAATCTGTTATTCTATATTGATCGATCGCTTTAGTTTCTTTATTTTGATCGTAGATAATCTTAATATCTTTTTTATTAGAAGATACTTTTACTTCGTAAAGATTAGAAGCTTCTTTCCCGATTAGTACATTATATTTTAAATCGTTAATGCAATAACTATCTGCTTTCAAGTATTCAATAATATAATGTTTATAATTATTATTATGGAGAACGATTTCGTTTCTTTTAAAATCGATATCGAATTGACTATTGTCTAACACATCATAATTAGTAACGGCCATTTTTACATCGGTCGTTTCTTTTTCTTTTCTAACACGATAAAAATATTTTTCATCGACATCTTCATTTGTAGCATATACAATAATATTATTGAACGTATCAAGAATCGGTTTCGCTAATTTTAACTCCTTTTTAGTATTAGAGAATACTTCACGATTCCAGTTCGTAAACCGATACATATATTCTTCTGCATGCGGATACACGATAATAATATATTTATATTGCTTTCTAATTTCGTTAGAAATGTTAATAGAATTATGTTTAATATCGACATCGATATTATGATTAAAATCTAAGTACACATACCCGACATCGGATAAAATAAACTTATCTAATGTTTTAGCTAATGGATTCACTTCGGTAAATTCTTTAATACCGACTACTTGGATATCTTCTAATTCATACACGTTAAGTTTTTTAGATAAATTAATTGGTGTATATCGGTTAAACATTTCTATTTGAGTAGAAGGAATAATAATTTCTCGATATGAAGAACTTAAATCGAGCGGCTCATCATCTTTATCTAAACATAAGATAGGAGATGTTACTTCATCAGTGACATAAGAAATAAATTCACTTACGTTAAGAATATCTTCGGTTTTATTTTCTTTATTAGTAATAAGCAACTTAGATACATAAGCATCGATATTATAGAACATATCTAGATATCGAGAAGAATATTTATTTAAATGAACGTATCCACCTGGATATGCGATAGTTAATGATTCACGATCGTATACGATTCTAACGTCTTCATTAAGAGGAAGTTCAGGCGTATATTCACGGCCATCATATTTAAAATAATAATATTTTAATTTATCGGCAATAGGTAATTTCTTAATATTAATAACGAGTTCGATTCTAGAAATATTATCTAAATCGAAGTGCAAATAGCTTCCTTCTTGTTTAGAACCACTACCAGAAGATGGAACATATTCACTATTCTCATATTCCTGTAACGAAATATTTTTAACGGTACCGTTTCTTCCCGCGAAACGAATAGAAATGTCGGCATCTTTTTCGAGAACTATTTTATTACCGTTTAACAATTCTTTTTTATTTATATCTATACTGTCACTATTGGATTCAAAAACATATGCAATAATATCGCCTTCAATATCGGCTTTTAAGAAGTACGTCCCTTTCTTAAGCGATATGAAATCAGTTTCTGTTTCCGCTTCATAAGTACAATTTTCAAATTGTATTGTATTATCATAATAATAGATCCTACCACCAACAGTACTGATAGAATTAGCAGCCCATCCAATAGGAAGACCAGTTGATATCTTGATAGATTTGATAGTATTTCCATACTGAGAATAAAATCCTATTTTATAGTCATCGATGTCGATTTTAAATTTTTCTATAAATACGACTTTTTCTTTTTTAGTCTTTAAATAAAAATTAATTTCGTTATTTATTTTTTCTAGAACTAAAACAGCATCATCGTTGTTTATTAAATGTTTAAATTGTACGGTAGAATATTCTTGAATAGTTTGTGTACTTGCTCCAAGCAAGTCAACAATTTTATCGATAACAGAATATTCATTATCACCAAGTTTAAACATATATTGTTTAGGAGATTTAAAAATGTCTTCGGCATCTTGAATTAACAAAATGCCGAATCCAGAATTAACATATTTTAATTGAAGTTCAATTCTACAATCTCCAGAATATAAATAATCGGCAGTTATAATATCTTGATCATAAAAATAACAACCATTATTTTTTGTTACACGAGCTTTATTAAAAAATATCATATAGCCGTTAATCCTATTCTGTTTAATTTAATAGTAGATTTATTATTTAATAATTCAATTTTGAATTGGAATGTATCAGTATCTGTAAACGATACAGGAGTTAATGTGCCAGATCGATATAAATCTTTCCATGCTGTAAATTGATTATTTACACCTTGCTTCCGCAATGATCTTACTTTAATACTAACATCGCCTTTAATATCGGCATCGATCGTATCTAAATTATAAGTGCCTTTTTCAGATACCATAAATAATCGAGAAATAAAATCGCCGCCAGCAACAGGTAAGGACTCAATAGCTTGATCTTCTAATTCATCATAAATATTATATACGTCGATAGAACTAATAGAACTATTGGCCGGAATATCGATTTCGAATCTAATATACTGTACTAATTTATCGTTAGATAAAAGAACATAGTCGCCATTTTCAATAACGGCAATAGTTGCATATTTAGAATAATAGTTCTCAGAACCTAATACTCGAATCGTAAACTTATCTTCGCTAAGAGTATTAATTTTCGCAGCCATATATAATATATTTTTAAGATACTTATACCAATCTTCAGATTTAGCTTTATATTGATTATGAATTAAATCGAAGATTTCTGTAGTAACAGTTCCTGGCTCATTCAACGTAATTAGTTTATTGCCGCGTAATAATACTTTATCTAACTGACAACGTTTTAAATCGGCTGTCGCTAATAACGTAGCATCATAATCGATTGTTGTACCATATTGAATTACGTCGTTATCATCGACATCGATATTATTATCGGTCGTATAGTTAAACGTATCGAAAATGATTTCATTCGCTATGCTATTTTTCTTTTCAGTTAAATCCCAACTATACTTATCGATATTCTTACTATGAGGTTCTGTTATTAGTTTGTCGGATAGAACGATTTCCTCGATTGAACCGACTGTGCCAGTAACGACAATATAATAATAGAAATCTTTGTCGACATTAAATTGAGAGAAAGCAAAATCGTCATTAATAACGAAATCTTCGACTTTTTCTAAGAGTGGTTTCTTTTGTAATCTGAAGCCGTTTAATTTCTTTTCTTTATACAAAGAGATTTTTAAATTGCCGGCTTTTTTAATGTAACAATATGATGTAGCATATGCATACTTATCGATTCTAAAAATAGCATATCCTTCTTTGTCGAATTTAAAATTAATAACGTAATTTTTATTTAATTCGATTAATGTCGGATCACAGTCTTGGAACGTCCAGTTGTTAAACGTATTTGCCGTCGTTAATGAATGAAGCGATGAAATTTCAGAGACTTCTTTTTGCTCTTTAAAGTTAACATAACATAATGGATTTAATACTTTCATATCCATTAAACTATTCGGAATGAAATTCTGTCTTTCTGTTTGCATCTTAACAAGACTACCTTGTTTCTTCGTGCTATTTAAATCGACATAATGTTCTTTATGATGATCGACTTCTGTTTCGTATACTGGGAAATAATATTCCTTACCGGCTTCATAATAATAACCAGATTTAATAGCAACCTTATTATCTAAACTATTACGATATACAGACACAACATTGTTTACGACGACTGCAGTAAAATTAGGGTCCAGTGCTTTGGCATATACTTTATCGATATCGTTATTAGCGATATTTAAATTTTTAGAGTCGCCATCCTTCATATCTTTAATCGTCATTAATGTTTCTGTATCGTAAGCATTAATATTATACTCGACTAATTCATATAATTTATCTAAATTAGTAAATACGATTTTAGAAGGATGCTTATAAGTATATGTTGCCTGCAAACTTAATGAATCATGATCGTAAATAGAATTTACTTGAATGATACCAGGTGTTTCGTATAATACATATTCATCTTCGGCTAATGCTGTGCCGCCAATCGATAGTTCGATATTATTAGAAGATACATTAGAATATTTAAATTTACCTAACCCATCTTCCGTTAATTCGATTGTTTCAGTATATCTTTTTTCATTATATACGATAGTTGCATATGAAGGAACCGATAAGATATATTCTGATAAGTTATAGTCGACGTTATCGATTTGATATACATCTTGCAAGCTTAATTCAGAAGCAAATAACGTTGTCTCTAATTTTTTATTAACCGAGATATTATAATCTGATTCATTATCGTTCCACATATTAGCGAATATAGAAATTTCTGGTGTTAAGATATTAATATTATTACCTAATAAGCACCATTTAGATAAAACTTCTTTATTTTTATGCTGATATCGAATATATTGTGTCGATTGATTATAACCGTCCGGCAAATTGATTTCGACGAAATAAACTTGTTCTGCCGATAATTTAGGAATAAAATTATCCAAAATGATCGGATATTCTTTTTGGTTTTGAACGATCGTTTCAGAATGATGTAGCGTATGATTAGAAGAGTTCTTTGTCGCCAATAAAATTTTATATACTTTATTTTCGGTCGATGCCTCAGTCGTTTTAATTAAGCCTCGAGCATCGTGAATATAATTAACTAATAGCGTTGCCGGAATTTCGGATATAATTTTATTATATTCGAGTTCAAAATATGCACCGAAAATATCGACCTCTTTAAATGCCGACTGGTCCATATTTTTATTGTAAATAATTACACGACCATCGTAAGTAATAAATACAGCATCGTTTGATTTATCGAACGAATAGTGATTAGTTAATATATTTAATAGCGATAGCGATTCGATTTGTTTTTCGTAGTGATCGAACGTTAGCGTTATGTACTTTGTTTCGCTATCGACATTAATATAATCGACATTATGTTTGTTTATTTGACCTGTAAGGATAGGGAACTCACTCTTAGATATATTTTGTTTATCGACGAGTAAAGGAATCCTTCCTGGGCCAATAAACGAATCGTGAGTATCATAATTATCGTCGATAATATTATTATCTTTATATAATTTTAATATTGTGTCTCTCGATTTAATCTTTAAATTAACTTGACTATTAGGAGGAACCGTAATTGATTTTTCATAATATTTAAAGTTAGCATATTCACCAGCAATAGAAATATAATTAATTACTGGATTAGAAATACCAAGATAAGAATGAAGAGATAATGTTAGTATTTTATTATCTGGATTATCGGGAATAGAATATGTATTTAAAGATTTAGACAATGGCTGCCCATTAATCGAGAATACTAATCCGTTTGCAGTAGCGTTAATATATTTAATCTTAAATCCGCGTTGACCGATTTTAACGATCGAAATATGTTTTCGTTTCGCATCTTCAGATTCGAAAGAGAATTTCATATTTTTAGTATCGGTATTTAATTCTTTAGACGCTAAAATATTATTATTGTCGTCAGTAATTAAAACACGACAAGAACCGGTATTTGTTTCATTATCTAACTTATCGATTTCAAATTCGAGAGAAGTAATAATTTGATCGATATTGATTTGACCTTGAACGTCGGAATCGATATAAAGATAATTATCGGCTTGATTATATTTAAAATTATTTAATTTAATTAAATCGAAGCGATTAATGATATTAACAGGAGTATCTTTAATAGAATAATTGATTGTTTTAAAACGCATATTATCTGTTAAAGGAATACTCAAAGTGCCGACAGTAGATTTAGAAGTGTCGAGCTTAATGCCGTCTTTCGTATTGATTACGTTAGAAGAGGAAGCAAAGTCACTAATACGAGTACCGTAAAAATAATTATCTAAATAGGAAATGGCTCCATTTTCTTTAATAAAATAATCATTAGTGAATTCATTATTTAACTGTTCAGTATTATCAATTTTAAAAGAAGTTAAATAAATATTGCCACCTTGATATTTAGGATAAGCAATAACTTTATATGTTACTTCTTTGTTAGTATCGTTAACGAGTAATCCTTTATTTTTAATCGTAACGTTTTTCGCACCGACTTCATAATCGACAAAGTCTTCTAATGGTAAACGGTATTCACCGTTATAAGTTTTATAAGATTTAAAGTTAATTGTCGCAGGATCGACCTTAACTGTAGAAGTCGCTTTTAAGTTATATTCGGCTTGTACTGGTTTAAGTTTTAAGTCGAACTTTTTTAACCCGATACCGATGTTTACATTCTTATTACTATTTAATAAATATTGGCTAACCTTCTGATTAGATTTTTTATATCCGATAATTGATACATCAGTCGTATCGGAAGAACTAATTAAATTAGATGTCGTAACTTTTAAACTGTCATAGTAGCCGACGCCGTCTAAATAATATTCGACAGGTTGATCCCAGATATGAGGAAGATAATCGAGTTTCTTAAATTCATTTTCCCAGAATGTAATATCCCAGATCTTTTCTCTCGCAATATCTTTATTTAATTTAGCAATATAATCATATACCTTTTGATCTTTTATTGCTTCTTGAATATTAATATTATTTAATTTATCGATCTTAATATCTTTAAAAGCAATGCCGGCATAAGCCGATAATAAATTTTTAATTAGATATTTTAGGCCGAATTCGGTCGAATTAAATCGGTGTTTATATGTATTAAGAATATTAGGATCGTCGAATAATATATTATTATTTTTATTATTCTTCGTTCTTAATGCATCATATGTTCGGTTAGATAAACTAAGATTAGACTCATTAGGGAGTCGATCGATTCCGGCAAACCATGCAAACTCATCGAAGATGTTCCAAACAGGTTCTTGTTTTAAATTAACCGTATAATGAAACTTATTAATAGTATACCCAATCGGAGTACCGTCTACTTCATCGAGTTTAAAATAAAGATTACCGTTGTCATAATAAGCATATTTTTTATTTTTATAAAACTCGTTTAAGTTTTCTGTAATAGTAAATTCATTATCTAACTTTAAACCATCTTCTAGCTTACCAATATTCGCTACATAGATTTGAGAGATAATAGAATCTTCTCGGCCAGCATAATTTACTAAAAAGAAATCTTTGGTATATTCATCGACCTCTTTATAGATAGAGGTCATTTCTTCGATTACAGCTCTAAGTAGATGTCCGGATGTAGACTTGTATGGTCGGCGTCTAATTTGCATCCACTTTGGAAAATACTGCAAAGCTCTTGCAAAATTTTTATTAGTAATTGCATCCATTCATTAAACCTCTATCCATTGAATTGTATCGAGAATCATTTTAGATTTAATATCCTGCAATGATTTTAATGCTGTTACGGATACACCGTCTACAAATAACCCAGTAACATTAAAATAGCTTACGCCAGTTTCGTTGATACCCATCTTATTAATTATTCCAATATCTAAATAAGAATCAGGAGGAATAGCATTAATATATTCTGCAATACGTTGTTCTAAATTCTTTTTGATATCGGCTAAATTAGAATTATCGTTAGATAAAGTAATAGACAGTGTAACAGCTTTTAGTGCCGGAGTCACATACTCTATATATAATGAAGGGCTTGTGACATTCTTTAAGCGATCTTTTGCTTCATTTAGCGCGGCTTCAATTTTTTCGACAGTATATTCTTTAGGAATAACGTAACAAATAGCCGTACCTGTTCCATATACCATCGGTACATAGGTTACGTTAGAAGCATTTTGTAAATCTAATAACGCAGCATCAATTGCAATCGTATTAGATTTCTCATTGATCAACGACCAGTTGATTAATCGATATAATAAGTTCTGATCACTTTCACCTTCTCGACGAGTGAAGCCACAGAACTTAACCATATCGTCTAAATTGGAGCCTTTTAAATTTGTGTATATATGAGGATTTTTATTGGACTCAATATACAAATACGCTTCTTCCATTTCTTTGGAATTAGCTAACATAAATAAATCGACAACAGAACCACGCTCAACAGTATCGTTAGTTAGCTTCTGAAAAATATTTTTAATCGATTCATGGATTTGTGTAAATGTCTTCATATAACGAATCCTTTTAAAACCTTTCCAGTTCTTTTATTAATAATCTTAATATGAATATTATGCCATGCCATAATTTGATGATCATCGACATTAGGTGTAACAGATGTATCGTATAATAAAGTGTCGACAATACTGTCGACGATTGCTTTTATCTCATGTAAATTTGCTTTATCAAATTTATCTTCATGACGATATTCAACAAGTCTAGATCCATAATCAGAATAAGGCTGAACTTCACCTAATTCAGTTTTTAATCGTAACATGATTTGTTGGATTTCATAATCTTCATTATCTTTACATATGTCGACAGAAGATAACTTTTTATTTAAATAATCATCTTCTTTAGGCTTAATATTAAATTTAATATTTAAAGCATTCACTTTATGCTTTGGTCGAGTAACAGATTCAACAAAAAATTGAATCTTTAATTTATTTGTTTTTTGACCGATATTAAATTGAATAGCTAATGAATTAGATCGTCGACTCGGACCTAATATGATATCATCTTTATTTGTATCTAATAAGAAATCGATCATTTGTTATCCTTAAATTTTAAATTTACCGAGTGCCGATTTAGCAATCTTACCAATTTGTTTGCCGATAGCTCCAAGTGCTTTAGTCGCTAATTTAGTAACTTGTTCTGTCGCCCATGTCTTAGCACGATCTAAAGCTTTTTTAGCGATCTCGTTATATTTAACTAAATACTTATTAACACGTTCTACTTGTTTACTTACATAATCAATTTTAGATAATTGCAAATTCATATTAACTACTTTTGCAAATCCACCAATCTTTGTATTATCTAATCCAGATATAGCGGCATTTAACTTGTCTTCTAAGGCTACAGCTTTGTCTAAATACGTCTTACTTGTCTTATTCGCAATATCGAGATATTGAGTAGCTTTTGTATACAAGTTATCTATCTGTTTTCCACTTTGTTGTTGTGCAATTAATAGATATTTATTTTTAGCGTAATCTACTTCTTGATCAAGTTGTTTATTAATATTAGTCGACAATTCTTTAACGAGAGTATTTGCTAACTCTGGATTAGTATTTTTAATATGTTTATACGTTTTAATAATCGCTACAATTTGCGAACGTTTATCGCCGATTGCGGCCGGAACAGCCTTTAAGCTGTCGACATGTAAAGTATCGTAAATACGTTGAGTAATTTGTTTATCTAAAAATTTATCTAAAGCTAAATAAGCTAAATCTCTTTTATCGACATATTTAAGAATATCTTGCGCATTGACATCCTTAGATATTTCAGGAATATTTTTAATATCCTTAAGCACTTCTTTTGCTGCCTTAAGATCTTTTTTACTTAATGCTTCAGCTAGTTTAGATTGCGTATCTTTAAGTTTTTTACGAATCGTATCATCGATTTTTATATTTTTATCATGCAACAAAGTATTGATTTTGTTATTGGCGCCATTAAAATCTTCCTTTGTCGGATTCTTTTTATAAATTTCATGATACTCTTTCGATACTTTATTCTTAGTCTCTTCACTAATCTTTCCTAGTATCTGATTATAATTCATATTTATTTTCCCATAAAAAAATTAAATCTAGTACCAGTATTATTACCAGTACTAGATTTATATTACAATTACTGCTTTTTGTTAGCATAATAATTTGTTGCTGCTTTTAACAATAAATCATATGCTTGAGTAGCTTGTTCTATTGAGTTTTTAGCACTAGCATCACCTTTAGAAACTTGTTCGTTAAAACCTTTAATAACGTTTTCTTTTTTAGTGTCTAATGCTTTTTTGAAATCATCTATAGTCTGATAATCAGAAACTTTTAAATCATAGATATTAGATTCTAAAACTTTTTGCTCGGCAGGATTAGCTTTCGCTAATGCTTCTTTTGCCGACTTCTCTGTAATCGGAGAATCACCGGCAAGCATTGCTGCCGTAAACGGAGCAAAGTCTGTTACCAATTTAGTAGGATCTTTTAATTTTAATCCTTCAGCAATTTCGACAGTCGTCGTTGTTTTACCGAACAACGGTAAATAAATATCACGACGGATTAAAACGTATCGAGCTAAATTAGGTTCCCACGATTTAACGAGAACAGTTCCTTTAACCATAAGATCGCCGATAATAGAACCTTCTTGATCTGGAAGTTCTCGGAAATCGGCAAGTTCAAATATTCTATTATTTAACTTATGACCGTTAATAATTAATTCATCACAATCTAAATGAATTCGATTAGCTTTAATTCTATGTGTTTGAGATATAGAACTAATGCTTCCTGAATCTAAAGATAGTTTTGTATCGTTACCGATAGATAAACCAATCGACTTACCCATCTTAATAACGATACTGGCTAAGAATCTTTTAATCGACCAATCTTTAATTCGATGTGGATGCTTAGAAGATTCTTCCATTTCAGTCGCATTAATTTTTAAATCTTGATATACTTTCTGATTATCGATCGCAGAACCGTCATCGGGAGTATCTTTAATTGCTTCAGATACTGCTTTGTCGGTTTTAGCGATATCGACATTCTTAGACGTTTGATTTATTTCTGACATTTAATATACTGAGCCTCCGTTATCCTGACCATTTTCATCTGGGAAGATGTCACTCTTTAGCTCACTTTCTTGATATATTTCAGTGCCGTAATCTGCAATCCAGCGACCAGTTACAAGAGGACGATCCCCGTACGACTCTATTATAACATAATCTCCGCCTTTTGGGAACCAATCGTCAGGTGAATTTGTTTGGACTGGCATAGCAGGTTCAGTTATTGTTTCACCAGTTTGTGAAGTATAAGTTACCGAACAAGTACAAGTTTTAGGGTCAGATCCTAAGACTGACCCTTTCAACTTTGCAAACCCGTTATTACGGATCTGTTGTCCAGCATACGTATCTTTAAATTTATTTTGTATCGTCGACATTATGCACCGAACTTAGGAATATTAACATTAACTTGATATACCTTACCATCATCGTTGTCGTATACTTGATAAGTTATTTCGTCTTTTTCTTTTAATGTATCCATAATAACTTTAAGATTTTCTTTAGATTCGCCATGAGCAATCAACGTAAAGCCAAAACCGGACCCCGGGAATATTTTCTTAGTACCGAATAAGTAACAACTTGTTAAAGTGATATAATCATTCGATACTTTATTGATATATGTATTTTGGTCGGTCGTAGTTTTATAAGATAACATTTGTTCTGCTTGGAATATAATCTTACGAAGAGTATTTAAAGCAAATGGATGTAATAATGGAGCATCGATAATTTCGCTATCGTCGCCATCTTTACCTTTAATACCGATAACCTTAACAGGTTTACCGCCTTGATTAATAGAGAATTCGACAGTATTTTTAGACTCTTCATTATTTAACGCCTTTTCATGACGTACAACGAAGAACTTAAATTGTTTAAAGATATCGAACTCAGGACCAGGAACCGGAACTAAAGGATCGAGAATAGACGTATTGTCTTTTTGAACGTCTTCAATCTTATGCATAAATTGCTCGGCTCTCATTTTAATCTCTTGCTTATCTTTTTGATTTTCTTCGTTATTGCGCATTAATAATTGTTCGACAGAACGAATGCTACCACGCTGCAATAAGCCATCGACATAGTTTTGATTTACGAGATATTCGTAATCGCCACCCATATTATTAGCATACATATTACCGTCAGCATTTAACTCATAACGTTGAAGAGCATCGGCAGGACCGCCACCCATTGAAGCATTTAATAAGAAACTCAATGAACCGGCAATAGGATGATATCCTTCTTGATCTTGGAAACGATGATTAAATATAGTATCCATTAAATCTAATACTTGACCACGTTTTCCCCAGTTAGGACTCATAAAGATTGTACCGCTATTACCTGCCCATGCCGGTATGAATGGCATACCGCGTTTAAGTAAAGGAGTAACACTTAATGTTTTATAGTTTTGAATAAAATCAGAAATCATATCGCCCCATCTACCTAATGTATAGGCTGCAGCGACCATTAATACGTTACCACCGATTTTACTACCGAAGTTTAATGCCGAAGATAAGTATCGTCCTAATCGAGTGCCAGCAATTTTATTAAATAAAGCACCAGCTTTACTCTTCATTAAAATATCTTTAGATGTAGCATCAATTATCTTTTTACTTATTTCGGGTTTCGCTTTTAATGCTGCAAGAGTTTCTTGGCCTTTTTTGGTGTTATTAATGCTTTTTACTTCATCGACTAATTTTTCAGTTTCTTTTGAATACGATTTTACTTTATCAAGCTTCTTGTTATATTCTTTTTCCCAAGCAGCTTCAGCTTGTTTTTTATATTCTTCCATCATGGCATTATCAATAGTCCCAGGTTCTGCTCCAGCTGGAATAATATCTCGAAGCTTATTGTAAACAGTTCTATCTTTATTCGCTTTATAAGTTTCAGCTTCTTTAGTAAGCTTAGTAAACTCAGGTAATCTTTGATCGTATACTTTTTTTGCTATTGCTAAATTTGCTCTTTCGAAATTAGCACTAGCTTCTGCCCAAGCATTTAATATTTTAGATATACCTTCTTTACCTTGAAGCTCATATTTATTTAACGCTAATGAAGATCTAATTGGATCAAATTTTGATAGGCGAGTTTCGACAGTTAAGATTTTAGCTTCTAACTCTGCAATTTTTGCTTCATCTTTTGCATCTTTTGCGGCATCTAATGCAACCCTAAGAGCAGATTCTTTTGTTTTTAACTTTTTATGAATATTCTCTAGAGTGTTCTGACGTTTCTTTATTTGATTAATGTTACTATTAAGTTTATCTGCATATTCTGCCGCAGCCCAGCCTTTTGCTCTAGCAAATAATCCCCAGCCATCATCGATAATAGCACGAACGATATAAGCTCGTTGTAAGTTATAAACACCGAGAGCATATATTGCAATACGCATTAATGTAGACGTAATAGCCATATTAACAGCTTGAGTTGTTTTATCATTAAGTACATCGACAATAGCGTCAGGTGTAATTATCGTAACAAAACCTGTCGTAGCCGATAAGGTATGAACGACTTCACGAACTCTTGCTTGACCTGTCATACTGCTTGGCTCATCGAAAATAGAAATTCGATCGTGAGGTTTTACAGTAGGATCACCGTAAACTACGAGATTGCCAGAATAAATTTGTTCGACAGATTTTTTTAATCGAGATAACGTCATCAATCGAGCTGTTTGAGCATGATTATGTTCAGGTCCACCGTAATTATCTGGAGCAAAATTAGAAACAGCCCAAGAAGCTACTTTCTTTAAGCCTAGTTCTAATGCTGTACCAATACCACCACCTGCGGCAGCACCAGCAGTAGCACCCAGTCCGCCGCCACTAGCACCGACTACACCGCCAACAGCAGAGCCAAATGCTCCTGTAACTGTTGCATAACTATCTAAAGAACCGATTTCACTATCAATAGCAAATGTATTTTCAGAAGAAGTTTGAAGTTGAGATCTACCATGTAACCATGTATCGACTACCATAGAACGTTGATATTCAGGATAAATATCTCGATCGAAATAAATATCAGGAGTCGATTTTTTAACTTCTTCAAACTGATACATACCTCTAGCTACGGTAGCTACTTTGTTAGAATTAGTTTGAATTTGGTTAGATAAAATATCATGATCCGACCAATACATATGGAATTGAGAATAAGGTTTACGTTTCTCAAGAGTATTTAATTGGTTATTGTTCTTAATATATTTATAAGCATAATACCAATTAGGTAATCCCATAAACACAGTGCTTCTAAATCCGAAATAATCAGTTGCGCCGATATAAGATGGATTAGCACTTGCTGCGAACTGCAATATATCCCATACTGTTCTACCTTGTGTTTTAATACTAATGAACTGATGGCCTTGTTCTGGGGGATCAATCCCAATAACACTTCCTAATGAACGATACCAGGATTGCTGTCCTTGTTCTGAAGCGCCATTTTCAAATTGCAAGCTATCACTATTAAATAAATTAGTGATATCAGTATTCTTACGGAAGTTATAATAATGAGCAGAAGAGTCATTAGTCACTTCATAAATATTTTGTACTGGTTCACCATTAACGAAGATATCACGATAATATGGATCACCATAATGATAGATACCGAATGGATTATTAGAGAATACTCTCGATAATACATTCCAATTCTTTTCACGGAATAATTGGCTAAACCAGTTTTGATCTTGACACGTTAAGAATGAACTTACCAATACTCTAGGACTTACGCCACCAAAAGATAAGCCATAAGGAGATTCACCTAAGTATTTTACGCCGCGGTTTTTAATCTTATCGCCGAAATTATCTTCACGAATAGGGTTAGATAATTCAATGCCGTCGCCTTGACCTACGATACTTACAACGTCGCCACCTTGAATCTCGGTAACTGTACCATTAAACATAACAGGCAGCTTAGCTGCATCAGCAGAATAGCCCATACGGATATGCATACGAGCACCGGCAACTAATTTAATAGAATTCCTTTCAGGGATTAACGCTTGTTTTTCACTTAAGTTACGAACATAAGTACGAGGATTAAAAATACTATCGTATAAGTTTTCAAGTCCGGCAACACCGTATTGTAATTGTGTCGTGAAGTTATCACCTTGCCCGTCATCCTCATATTCAGATAATATATTTTGATATAAATTATTTAACTGAATAATAGCTGTATCGGCCGCGATATTTTTAGACTTAACGACTTGAATAGAACTTACGGCATTCGTACTATAGAAGCTATCATGCATCTTCCAGAATCCAGATGAAGCACCTTCATCGATAAACATAATCTGGAATGTCGGGAATCCTCGAAGCATTCTACCACGAACATCGGTTTGAACCATATTAAGATAGGAATCTCGAATACGTCGTGCTAATGCTTTCGGTGTCATTGCATTTGCTTCTAATTCTAATTGCTGCATAAACTCACGTTGAATTTGAGCGATAGGATTATCGGTCGCAATATCGATACCGAGTTCTTCGATTTTTTCTACGAGACCAGAAAGAACTAAGCCGTATAATAATTTTCTTAGGTTTACTTCGTCGTTAGTTAACGGAGCCGTCGTCGTTATGTTAGGCGTAATTACTTTATGGGTTAAAGCATTTAATGCATTATAGTCACGAGTAATAATTTTCTTAATTAAAGAAGAATCTTTACACATTAACGATAATGCTGTCGCTACAAATAATTTGCCTTTAACGAATTTATCTTGATTGTCTTTAACGAAGTTTTTAAGAGTATTTACATTCTTTTCCTGAACGTCGTTAGCTAATTTCATATCCTTCATGAACTCATATGCAGAAGCTTCACTTACCGCATTTTGGAACATGATATCAGTCATATAGTTAGGATAGATATTCTTCTTAATTAAAACACATAACCAATATAAAACGTTTCGCAAGAAAGCATGTTTTGCATAATTCATATCATGCATACAATATTTCATATATTGAATTGTTTCACTATGGTCAGATGTTTGATAATAAGGATCTAAGAAGTAATATCGATCGGACGCCTCGAACGTAAAACCTTTATCTAAAAACTTTTTGCGACGTTTATTATAATCGATCGGTAAGAATTGAAGCATAGGATTTTCTTCAAATTCTTTTTGAGTAAAACAAGGTATGCCATAAGGGCCTAATTCCGTACAAGAACCATAATTATAAAATTCAGAAGTATCGTCAAGATGACGAACATAAGTTAATCCATTAATTGTATATCTTGTCGGTTTTAAATTTTTATAATTAATTGGAGACTTAACTTTTTCTTCTGTTGTTGCAGTATCATTTACTACAGCAGCATCCATATCTGCCACAGTATAACCTGCACCTTTAACTGTAGTTTTATTATCGCCACCAGAAGTGTAAAGGCTATTAATAATTTCCTTAGCTTTTTCTGGTTCAAGATCAACAGCAAAGCCAGATCCTAATGCAGAATAAGCAAATTTATTCAACCAATCTTTAATATTATTTGTCCAATTAGATAATAATTTATCATCAACAGCTTTAGTTTCAACAATAATATTTTTAAAGTATTGTAATAAGGCTTCTTCAGAACCTTCATCTTCAATACAAGTTTCCGCTAGGAATTTAAGAGCTTTGTCGGCTTCCCATTGAAAGACATTAATACTGTCAACAATTACAGATTTAAGAGCGTTTTCATTTGCTTTTGTTGCATTTTCTTTTGCTTTTTGTTCTTTAGCTTTTGCATCAGCAGAAGCTTTATCATACTCTTCTTTATTCTCTTTATAGACAACAGAGTTTCTATCTACTTGAGTTCTTGGATCTATAATGCCTTGACCAGGACTAGATTTTTTAACTCCACCTTTACCATCAGGAGGAGTTTCTTTTACAGCTTCTTTAGCCTTTTCTACTTCCTTCTGACCTTCTTCTGTGTTTAGGTTATGATATAACCATGCATAATAAGGTTCTAAGAAAGTAACGCCGATAGATTTACCGACTTTCCATTGACCAGTAGCAATGCCAGATTTGAAGAGCTTCATACGTTGTTCGTTCTCTTCTTTTTTCATCTGATTAAGCTTATCTTGTGTTAACTGCCAATCTTTAGCCGTCATTTCAGATATACCACCATTTTGTGCTATCATACCATGACGCATAGAGTACTGAGCAGCTTCACTGAGATCGGAGAGTACTTTTAATTCACCAGACGGATTACCATCTTCGTCAGGCTTAGCGAACATTTGTAACATCTTACTATCTTGTAAGATACAGTCTCTTAATAATTCAGAGAATAAATGTTCATGGTAGAAGAAATAAAAATCGGGATCGACAAACACTTGGTCTCTAGGATTTTTATAGCGGATAAATTCGAAGCCTAACTCACCGAGTTCTTTAATTGTCGGTAATTCTAAGTCTGGATATAATTCAGCTTTAGATAAATTTTGATCGATCTCGAAGTAACCTAATGCTGCTTGTGCAGCACGTTGAGCCGTAGCTTCTTTCGACGCAAAATTATTTTGTTCGAATTGTTTATAAATAGCAAAACGATTACGAATCGTTCTATCTGTTTGCCGTAATGTTACATTAATTTGATATAAGCCAGGATAATTTACGACAGTCGAAATAGATACTTGTTCTACGATTACTTCGAAGATACCTAATAAACGGGTAAATTCAGAATCAATTCTAAATGGATAACTCGGTAATGCATTAGGATATTTCTTTTTAAAATAAGAAATAATTTTCGGAATTTTATCAAATCGGTCAACAGTTTCTCTATCGTATGTCATTACAGAGAATGTTAATGTCGCATCTTGGCCACCCATAAATTGAGGAGCTTGACCATGATACGTATTTAACGTCATATTTGCATATGTATTAGAGAAGTTTGCCGTTAAACCTTGTACTAATACATCTTCTAAATATGTCACATACTGAATAGAACCAATACGTTCAAATTCAGAATCTTCATAATTTTCATATGTCTCTTGATTACCAGACATTTGAACAGAACCGTCAGCATTTTGTACGGCCGCAAACTGAGATGCACAATATTCTAAGAATTTAGAATCGCCATCATAAGGAGAATATTCTAATGTGCATTGGCCATTATTTTGCTTCAATACAATTCTAAAGTTAAATGCATTATCGGCAAATACCATATCGTAATAATTAGTCTGTAAATCGATACCAGACTGATCAGTATTACGAATATTATCAGACATATTCTGATTGCCACCACTCGTTAAAGTAGAAACAAATTGTTGTCTTAACAATAAAGATTCGTCTCGACTATTATAATCGACAGCCGGAATGATTTTAATTTTTAAATAATCATTATCTGGATCCTCATCAAAACTGTATTGAGGCTTGGCTTGTCCGCCGCCAGCAACTGATAAAGCGTAATCTCGAACAGATTTTACGACGTCGATATGTTTTTCTAAAATAGAATAATCGGACGGTATATTTAATGCTCGTAAGTAATCGACGATCTCACGACCTGCAGTCGACATAACAGAAGCTTTATCGCTATAATTAAATTTATATTTTTTAAGAATATTATTAATTTGATCGCTATGAATCGTTTTATAATATTGATTTGCAATTGCAAACAATTCTTTATCTTTTTCAGATGGACGATAATAGTTAGGAGCTTTATTATTACTATGAGTAAAAGTCTGTCTAACCTTTTCCATCTTAACAAGTTTACCTTCATCAGGCATATAAATGTTAATTCTAGGATTTAATGTATCGACCGGCATATAAGCAGATCGATTCGCGAATAATGTTTTCTTCATAAAATCTTTAGAAGAAATGTTCATTTTCCGATCGTGAAGATCTTGTCCTAGTTGCAATGGTCGTTGAATATACCAACGTAGTAAATCGTAATTGATTGTTTTCGCAAAGAAATTACGATATATATCGATAACTCCATCTTGTAAATCACGTTGCTTAGGAACTTGAGGCATAAATACCTGATAATCGAATTCCTTAAGTAACAACGTAACTTTTAATAACTTAGGATAATTCGGAACAGTCGCTACCGACATCGATTCAAAACAAATAGCATCGATATCAAGAACTTCGTTTATATATTTATTTTCGATCGGCATATATGGAGCAAAATGGAATTCCGAGAGTAATGCCCGAAATCCATTCATATGATATACAACTTTTTTCTTCTTATCGCTAAGATTTGTATACCATTCTACAGGTTGACCATTAATGCCACGATCTTCGTTAAAGTACAACTCTAATTGTAAGAATCGTTCAGGTTTTGCATTTTCAATATTAGCAGAACCTTTTGCGCGAAGCAATGGTACAGAATTCGTATAAGCTTGTGTTACAGTATTAATAGAAATAGGCGGAACAAATAACGTTACATCACCGATCGTACAAGTCCAGTCGGAGATAGAATTTAATCCTTTTGTAATATTGTTCCAACCAAACGCTTTATTTTGAATATCGTGACGATTATCGTATTGTGATGTAGCGTTCCATACTGCATCAGTCCAAGCTTTTGTGTCATATTGATACGCCCAAGGTTTAAGATGAGGATTCGTAAAATCAGAATACTTTAAAATAGAAGTATTTCGATGGCGAGCAATGATATATTTATTTAAATTAATCCATTGTCCATCTTTATCTTTTACGAAAATAACAGCTAGATTACGACGATAATGTTCTAAACCATATGCGTTAATACCTGTTTCTTGGAATACGGTAGGACCTTGTCCAGTAAAGAATTTATTAAACGTATTAAAATAGTTAGCTAATAATCCTGACCCAGGAAAACTCATAAAGTTTTTAGGATACGCTGTGGTTTGGTCTTGCTTAGAAGAACCATTAATATCGATAACGGCACGAACTTCTTGTGCGTTCTTTACCATATTTACAACGTCATTAGCTGCAGCATATGCTACTTCTAATGTGCCGTAATTAGTTCCATCAGCCATTAAACCGAATACAGGTTTACGTCCATTTAATAAAACAGAAGATCCGCCAAAACGTCTTTCTGTTAAATAATCATTTACTTGGATCCATTTATTGTCGAACTCACCGATTTGAGCAATCGTAACGATATCGCTATCTTTGTAACGTTCCCATTTAGAACCATTTTTATTACTACTAGAATCATAAGCCTTCGTTAAAAAAGCTTGATAATTTTGTACTGCTTCACCGTATGTAACTTGTTTTACGTCAGTCGCATATACGATAGACCAGTGATGAACTTCTGGTGCATCGTAGAATAAAAAACGGAAGCCCATATCATAATCGAGACTTCTATTTTCGTCTTTTACATTATTTGCATCGAGAATATCTTCTGTCGCTTTTTTATTGCCGGCTAACCATGCTCGCATGTTTTGTTGACCGACACATAGGTATTCTAATAATTCTGGATCTTTTACTTCTGCTTTTCTTAGGTCGGCATATAAAGTATCGCCATCGACAAAACCAGCATGTAAATCTTCATCTGTAATTCTGAAAGCAGATGGAGGAAGGCTGACCATAGCCAGCCCTCTCAATCTATCGATACCGGTATTTTCTAATGGAGGATTTTCTTTATAGAACAAAGCCTGTTCTTTTGAATCGCCCATCTTCTTAGCGAGCTCTTCATAAATTCTCATGTCGACTGCGCCTTCTTCGAAGTCGGCCAATTCAGGTAGACTCATTTGAGTATCTCGAACCATCTGATCAAATTCTTCTTTTGATCCTTCAGTCGGATTATTAGGAGTATCTTCCTGTTTTGTTTCGACTTGATCAGAAGCCTTCTTGCCGACTTTTTGACCTAAATGCTGAGTCGCATAGTTGACACCTGGCTTTTTATCTTCCGCCATAGAATTTCCTTTCATTTATAATACACTATCTAAATAATTGCTAATATCATTAGCATTCATATCTTCATATTTAGATGTAACTCTTGTCGTAACAGTTGCGCTATCGCCAGAACCAACAATGTTTGGCATAGCATTTAATGCAGCAACTGCAGCTTGTGGATCTTGACTTGTCGAAGTTGCTACATTGATTATATAACCACCGTTAGCAGCACCTTGCTGAGGTTGAACTAAACGAACTAACGTATTAGAATTATTAATTTGCTGAGCCGGAGTATTGTCGACATCCGGAATCGGAGAAGCCGATCCATAGCCAGCAACAAGAATCGAAGAACCTAAAGCAGCCATTGCACCTAAAACCGATTTACTTCGTGCTTTACGAACAATATCCATAGCTTTAACTTCGCCACTTCTTAATTTAGCCATACGTTCAGCAACACCGGAACCAATTAAAGACTCGTTCATTTTAACAGCTTGAATTTGCTCTTCAGGATTGTTTACGATAGGCGCCATATTATTTAAAGCAGCGTTATTTATAATCGCTTCTTGAGAGGCGCTATGCATATCGGTTGCACTTCTAAACGTAGCATGTCGATCACCAGTAATACTTACACCAAGATCTAATTGAGACATCGTGAAATTAAGATTTAATTTATTTTTATCCATGTAAGAAGCAGTTGTCTCAAACATATTAGATACATGTTGTTTATACTGTTGACGAACATATTCATCGGCAGCACCTTGAATCTCTTCAGCACTTCTGCCTTGTAGTCCACTGTTCGCAATAAAGTCAGAGTTATTGGCAACGGCATCGACCATTGTCGATAAAGATTCTTGTTTACGTTTCATTTCAGACCATATAGTTTTATTATATGTATCGTCTGCAATAAGTCGACCAATGTCGCGAATATCTTCAGCTGTTTTGCCATGTCTTGTTAAATCGGTGAATACATCGGCAAACTGATTCATTATATCGGCAGTAGCACTACCGGCATTTTTCGCCGATAAACGAGCTTCTTGAACACCGATAGCTACAGTAGAAGCTGTATGCCCTAATCGCATTCCACCAGAATACTGAGTCATAAACTCTTCGTTAAATCCGACGTCGTTAACTACTTTTTGTAAATTCTTTAACGGGTTATATGTTTCACCAGCATAGCTCGAAGCTTTTTGAGTTTTAGCAAGAGTATTACCACCTGCACCTTCTATTGTAACATCACTTACAGTTTTTGTCGATGGATCATAACTTCTTCTTGCTGTTTCTTGGAACGTTACAGCGCTATTGTCCATAGAGGATGCAAGCAATAAACTATCGTCGGTCATACCAGAATTAGTGATGATATCTTCGTTCATCTTAATTAATTTAATTTGGTCGCCGTCATAATCAAGACCTTTACCTTTAGCCATAAGCTGATTAGTTCTTACTTCATTCTCGGCAAGACCTTTATTTAAATAAATTTTGCCGAAGTCGACTGATGTAGGATAATCGAATGGATAACGTCCGACGCCCATCGCCATGCCTTCAGTTTCGAGTTGTTTAATCTTAGCAGCTCGACCTGCAGCATCTAAACCCTCAAATACGCCTAGCTTTTCAAACACATCAATAGATGCTTCACCAAAGCTTGTGCTTAACCCTGCCTTTTGAGCCTCTTTAATCGTCATTCCGCCAGCAAATTTTCTCGACGAAATAAAGCTCTCGTCGAAGTCAAATACGTTTGTAGCAGCTGCTTGAATGCTTTCACCGAGATAAGCAGAACTTGTCGATTCTAATATATGGCCTTTGCCTCTTAAGTTTTTAGTAATATCAGTACGTAAACTATTATAGGCTTCGTCCATATTATTTTTTAATTTAGCTGCTTCTTCGGTATATTGAACACCGTCTTGAACTTCCATTTCAGCAAGCTTTTGTGCCGAATCAAAGAACGATTTAACTTGTGCTCTCGTTTCTGGACTATGAGCACTTTGCGGAATAAACATTTCATATTTTCTTCCGCCGATTGTTTCACTAAACTTACCTGATCTATATTCACCAGTTTTTTTATAATGATTAATCATTTCATCGAGAGTAAGAGGTGTATCTATATCGTTAAGAGCTTTTTTAAATACTTCTCTTTCTTTGTCGGTGCCTCGATCACCATGTAAAATATCGGCAAAATCTTTAGTATCGTCGGCCATGCGACCGCCTTTGTTATTACGGTAGTCGGCAGCATGATGAGATAAACGTTCGGCAAATTCTTCGACATAATCTTTAGTAGCTTTAATGCCTTTTTCATCGAACAAATCATATACAAATTTTTCTAATGAGGTATCGGCAAAGTCACCAGCTTGAGCAAGTTTCTGACGAGACTTTCTAGCCGCACGAGAATAACGAGTTCCGTTCATTGCTGCATCAGATAATTTTTCACCGTAATTAATTTCGCCGGTTATATTATCGTACACACCAGTTGCGGCTAAGGACTCTTGTAATGTTCCAGTCGGATCTATTACTTTTAATAATTCTTTAGCTGTTTTCGCACCGACTTTTAATTCTCTTACTTTCATTAACTCGTTTTGGTTAAATACAGCATGTTGTAATTCACCGATATAATCTTTTGAATACGCCGTAACTTGTTGAGCCGTCACTTTACCGGAAACACCCATAGTTAATTTATCGACGTCGCTAAGTTTTTGTACGAGTTTTTCGTCTTGATCTTTAAGCATAATCTTAAAGATATCGCCAAGATTTTTACCATCTTTTATTTCGTATACACCGTCAGTAAACATAATCCTATTTAATTTCTCATCGAAATAAATAGCACCTTTGTTAAATAATTCTATGGAACCAGACTCATTTAAATTATCGACGGCTTTTCTCATAAACGCACGTTTAACATCCATAGGCTCGTCGGCAATATTATCTAACCATTGTTGTGTTAAACCTACGATATCTTTACGTTTAACCATTTCTTGTTCACCTTGAATGATATCGATCGGTGATCCATGATTAACGGTTTTAGCTAATGCATTAACGATAACATTACGTTCGGTATTAATACGTTTTTTAATTGCGCTATACACTTCTTCTTTAGATGCATTCTGTGTTAAGCCAACCTCTAATCGTAAACGTTTACGCATTTCTTTTAAATTCTGAGTTCGTTGGCCTTCATCGCCAGAATAATAATGGTAAGCAATTTCGTTAAGATCTCCAGATAAGAATTTAGCGATACCTTCTGTGTTAAATTTCAATCCGACCATATTGCCAAAACCTGTTTCATTTAAAATTTTAGCAATATTCTTATCGACTTCACCTAAACCGAAACCTAATGTTTCTGTTGTTTGTTTAGCGTTGCCGACAAATAATTTACGAGCTATATCTCTGAAGTTATGTAGTACCATTCTAGTATCGATGCCTTTAGATTTAAGCAAGTCAATCATACCTTTAACATCGTTAGGTCTTTCACCGACACTCAATTCTTGTAACATCTTCGATATCTTAGACTCAGAAACAATATTATTATTAGCATCGACAAAATGAATTCGACCAAATAAATTACTCTTAGCAGTTTTAGATGTTGCACCAGAAAACTCTGTATCCATTGAAGTCTCGACAATATCTTGGCCTCGCAAGAATACTGCATCAGATACTTCTTTTAGCTCGAATTTACCGTCGGCATTCATTTTAATCGGAACATGACGTTCAATAAATTCTTTACTGATATCTTTATTGCCGGCTAAATTAATAGCTTCACCGCCATGTAATCCATAAGTAGCTTGGCCTAATGCATCGGCTAATTCCGGAGAAATTTTAGCAGAACCTTCGATACCGGATTTTAAAGCTCGAGAATATTCTCCATATAATTTATCGACTTCATTCGAACTTAAAGTACGATGATATTCATTTTCGATACTCGTTACAATTTCATTGAAAGATTTATCGATAATTTCTTGTCCTTCTTTATCGTGTTGTAACAATAAAGTATTCGTATTTAGTACAGCTTTGTTTGTATCGGCTTTAGTAGATCCTATCCAAGATTTATCGGTATAATAACGAGCAGGATCGTCACCATGATCAAGAGCAACTTGTTCGACGCCTTCTCTTAATAATGTTCGAGATTGACCAGAAGATTGTTGATAACTACGTTCATTACCCGGACTAATAGCAGAAGCATTTGTCGCGGTATCATATCTTTTAGCACCTTTAAGTACTTTAGCGTAATGATTTGTTTCGCTCTTAGTAATATTTTGTTCTTCATATTCTGTATCAGATAGAATAGAATATTCACTACCAGAATATCGAGTACTTGTTTTTAATGTGCCATCATCGTTAAGAATGATTTTACCGTTATCGTCATATTTAAAATCATAAATATCGACGCCGACAAAATTCCTTTCGATAAAATCTTCATCGTGAAGTACTGCATTTAATCCTTTAGACGGATCTTTAGGGTTAAGCAATGCATTAATTGCATTCTGGGATTTACTAGACGGAGCCATATTTTTAAATAAATCTCCGGTCTTACCATCCCATGCTGGATTAATTGTCTTAAAGAAATTAATTACGTCGTCTCGGCCAGCGCCCTGTTCAACAACGCCCATCTTAACAAAATGATCGACAGTTAATACGTTAGTGTTAAATAACTCAGGAAGAGATCTCATGATCTCTGCTTTATGGTCGATAAGATTTTTTTGTGCGATATTTAAATCGGACAGTCTTAATAATTCTGGCTTAGTTACATCAAAACCTTTATCTCCAGGAGATAAACCTATTTTATTAGGATTTGCTTGAGCATTTTTAAGAACGTTAGTTAATACTTCACCGATACTAGCATTCTTATCGGTTTTTAACCATCCTTTAACAGACGGAAGTATATGATCAAAATTAGATAATTCTCTTGCTACATATTGTAATGCCGGTTTTACTTTTGCCTCGCCGCCATCCATATGAACAGATTTAACGGCTCGCTCGACAAAACTCATATCGACAACACTATTGCCGTGTTGGAAAGCAAAGTTCCCGCCATTAGCATATACTACTCGAGATAAATATTTACTAATATCGTAGAATTTATTACCTTCGACAATCGCGACAGTATTACCTCTAATTGATAAATTAGCATTATTACCTAAGCTAGCTACAATTTGGTTAGCAATACCTTGCATTTGTTTTTCGATCGTATTAAATCGAGCCGATAATACTTTATCAGGCACAAGACCTTTGTAGCGATCGACAAACATATCTTCTGTAAGGCCATTCATTAAATAGCCTTTTAATCGTTGACTTGCATCGAGAGGGCTTTTACTTAAACCGTTTGCAGCAGATTTAGCTACCGATCTTAATACAGTTTTCTGTGCATCAGAAGTTATAATTGCTTTACCCGGAGTTAAATCGAAACTTCTAAATGCTTCATCGTGAGGATTACGTTGTTGATATGTTTGTAACTCTCGTATGAAGAATTCAGACATATCTCTAAACGATACATCGTCTTGAGATTTTAAATCGTTGAAACGTTTAGTAATGTTAGATAATGCACCGCCACGTTTTTCTAGCTTGGTCGCAAAATAATTAAAACGATCAATTAATTGTGTCGGAGTAATCGTCTTATTAGTACCGTAAGTTCTAAGCTTCTTCTCGAGTGTAGCAGCAGCCATATTAAAGTCTTTTTCTTTTAGACTTAAACTAAATTCTACGCCACTAAGATTTTGAGGGCCGGCGAGGCCTGCCAAGAATTTATCGTCAATTCTAAAACGAGAATCATAAGATACTTCATGATTACGAATCATACGAGTATATTCATTCATAACAGATTGCATTACATAGTCAGACGCAATCTTGTCATGTTCTAATCCACTTGCCGCGATTTCTCTTGCGGCTGTCGAGATTAAGAAATGATTATCTTTAGAATTAATATTATTTAAAATTTCTTTAACGGCACCGAATGACGGGATATATCCTTTTTCAGGATTATATCGTTCTTTCATTCCGGCTGCTATTTTTTCAATTGAGCGAGCAAATGCTCCCTTATCGATACCGCCAAGATCTTCGATCGAATATCCTGACATTGCTTCAGCAACAGATTTACCTAACTCGATATGATCTTGAAGAATTGTCGCGGCTGCTAACTGTTGTTTTTTAGTAGAGAACGTATTAACGATAGGATCGATAACAAAGTTTTCTCGACTATAAGTCGCAGACTGAATTTTATCGATAACGTTACCACGAGATTGTCGTTGATAAGAATGTACTAATAAGTTATTAAAAGTATCTTCTGCCGTATTTGCCATACCGATACCTAAAGAATTAGTCGCAATTTTCATGCCAGGCATATTATATTGCATACCGTCTTTAGTGCGTTGAGCAATCGGTACAAAAGATTCCATAAATTGATTTTCTAAGTTTTCTTTTGTTCCGACAATATATCGTAATGCACCATCGCCACCAGTTAATTCTACCATGTGTAAATCATGGCTACCGTTAATACCGAGTTGGCCAGCATTCTCTGCTATATAACGACCGAGATTAAGATCGTTATGATCGAGCTTCATTATCTTACTTACTTCATAAACACTATTCGTTTTAAAAGTAGAACCTCGATATGCCGTATAATTCTTACCGTCGACATGACGCATATTATATTCTGGGAAAATATATTCTCCACCATTACGTTCAAACGTTAATAGACCAGAGTTTCTTCCCCATACAGAATTAATATTGCTTACGAATGTACCAGCTTTAATCTCTTGCATTGTCGATTTATTTTCGGCAATTATTTTAGAAGCTGATTCTAAATAAGATCGGAAATATTCATTGTTATATAATTGCTCTAATGCAGAAATATCGGCGCCGGCATCATGGGCTTTAGACACATCGATACCGAGCATACGAGCAAAGTCTTCTTGTCGTAAACTAGAACCTTTAATATAATATGCTCCAAGACGACCATTTTTAGTTTGTTTAGCTCCACGCAATATAGAATCTTTATAAGCTCGAGACATTGCTTCAGGATCTAACGTAATAGCTGTTTTAATCGTCTTAAAAATATCGAAATGATTTTTAGTCGCTATTTTATTAACTGCTCTTGTCCCTAATGTTCTCGTGATATCAGGAGACTCACGCAAAGCAGTCGATACTTTATTTACGTCGAAGAACTGACTGTTAAAACCGATTACTTGTGTACCAGAAGAAATATGTTGATCTATTTCTCTAGCTATATTATTTAAACCATCTTGATGATTGTTAGATAAATAATCGATACCACGCCCAATTAATTTGGTCTTATCGTCAGCATCTGTTAGTGCTTCAAGTGCACCGCCAGAACTCATATTATTTGCGTTCTTACCGATACGAGCTAGTGTATCGTAAGCAACTTTTTCTTCTCGAGTCGCAGTATCGTAATTAAATGTACCGTTATCGAATTTCAATCTTAACAAAGATGCTTGATCTTTTGTTAAGCCATTCATAACGACACGAGTACCGCTCTCGTCTTTTGCAGCATATTGCCAAATAATATCTGGCGTTCTAACAGCTCTATCTTGACCGTCGACGTTTACAAGTACAGACGGGATTGTTTCAATATCGAAGAAATAAGGTTTTGCGTCAGGAGACGGCAATGCCTTAGCTTTATTATTTAACGATAAGGCGGAATTAGACGCTGACTCAATCGCCAGCGTCATATCCTTTCTTTTATTTAAATTTGCTTTTTCTAATAATTCAATAAGATGACTAGGTGGCCCAAACGACTCTTTATTAAAAGCATCGTATGTCGGTCTCCTAGTTATATAAGTAAAATCTTGATCCATTATTTAATCCTTCTATAAGAATGATAACGCTTTGTCTATTTTGTAACCAAGAACAGAAGTTACATTAGTTACTATATCTATTATACCATCTTGTTGCGTAGGATTCACTTGTATTTGTTTCTCGGTTAAACCGATACCACTTAATACAGTATTAATTTTAGCTCGGACAGTAATAGGATCATCGCCGTTCCTAATATTCTCTATATTAGGAGCATTGATAACTTCTGGATCTTCATATGTCGAAGAATAAATTCCGAAGTCTGCAAATTGCATTCCTTCGTTATATATTACTTTTGCCTTAATATCTTCAAGGTTAGAAGATGCTTCCCAACCTTGCCATAATGGCCCAGGAAGATTGTGAGTCGTGAAGTATGATTCATTAGATTCTGTTTCAGTTTCTTCTTGATACCATACAAGTCTTAATGCTTTAGCTAACGATGGAGACACATTACGTAAAATAGCTCGGCGCTGTTTCTCGTTCGTTACTTTAGCAAATTCGACGAAATATTCTTTTTCGGTGCTAGGTAATGCACGAATAATATCGGAATATTCACTATCTTTATTTAACGCATATACAGTAGATTCAGCTACTTGATGATACATAATAGCTTGTTCTGTCCATTCACCGGCAGCAAGCGTTGTCATATCTTCACTTAAACGACCGAATTTTTTATTAATCCATTGTGCTAATGGATCATTAGACGGAGTACCAGAAGTTAATACGGATGCCATCATATCAGTAATCGATACGTCGCCATCCATTTCGGCACGAAGAGCTTCTTGATGTTGATACAATTTATCGACATCGACGCCTTCTTCGGCTTTTGCTTTTTCTTTAGCTGCTTCATATAGACCCATATATTTTATATAACGAAGTCTATCGAAGTATTCTTCTGTATCCCAACGTTTTTCTACGTTGTCTGGAGTATATACATGATCGAGACCGAGAGCTTCGGTAATCGGATTATTCTTAGCTAATGCAATCGCTAAACCAGTTCCGGCAAAAGCGGCAGCTTGTAGCATACGACTAGCACGAGTTCGTTTAGCAAAATCGACTAAACTTTCAATACCTTTGTTATCGACGCTACCAAATAAATGTTCGGCAAATCTACCAATAGAAGACTCATCGGAAACAAATTTATCAAACAGATTTAAATGACTACCGATATCGTAACCCATACGTCCCCATGCATATGTTGCATACATAGGATCGTCGGTCGATGTTGCCATTGCAAATGCATTGCCAGCAAATCTAAATGCACGAGATAACTTTTCTTTTCGTTCGACAGCATTCGCGCCGACAAAAGTAAAACGACCTGTGATTTCACCGGCTAGTGCTGGGCCATCTAAATATGTCGAAGCAAATTTAGCAACAGCTAATCTAGATTTAGAAGCATTCTCTAAAGCTCGACTGTTTATGCCTTTATAATAACGATATGCACTATCGGCTACCAAATCTTTTACGAACGATGTTTTACTTTGCTCAAATGTCGGAACGAGCATTGTATCGACAATATCTTCCCATGATGCAAAGCCACTACCATATAATTGATCGCTACGATATTCTTCTAATGGATCATTAATTCTCATAAACTGACTATGCAAAATCGGAATTTGTGCATGCGTTACTAATTCGGCAGCACTACCAAAAATACGCCCAAACGTATTATAGTTAGCATATGCACCAGCAGCAGAGCTATCGTCCATATCATATTCAGCTAAGCCTACTTCTCGTAATGTGTCTGAAATATTTTCACCATTCAAGAATAAAGCTGCACGAATTGGAGCTTGTGGTGCATCTGGATTGTCGGTACGTTCTTCATCGTCGATACGCATCGTTACTCGTTGTCCTGGTTGGATAACTTGTAATAATTGTTGTTTCGACATGAAACCGTTTTCTTTAAACTTAACACCGGCAATTTGATACAAACGATCATCGCCAGCAATTTTAAATTTACCGTTAGATAATACTTCTTCAATGTGGCCATCTTGAGATACTGTAGTTTTACCTAAGAACTTATAATTAAAGAAGTCATGTTTTTTACCCTGATGTTTAACCATTTCTTCAGTATCTTGTAATACTTTTTTAGCTTCATCAGAGTTCATCATCTTAACGATTTGTTTCCAATATTTATATTCTGGACTATTAGGAGCTATATCGGCTAATATTTTGTATCGATCAATAGCGCCGTATCCATCAGAAGCAAATTGGTCTGGATGCAACTGATTAATAGCTTCATACCCTGCACCAGGAAGACGAGCCTCCCCATTGATTATTTTGGTGAATGGGTCTCCACCTACAAAGAACTTTTCAGGAAGCCAAGCATGTTGATCTGCCATTGTATTCATTAATGGATTAACACGTCGTCTTCTTGAGAATTCCGGTAAGAAACGACGACCGATTTCGGCTGTTTCACCACCAAGACCGCCTACACCAGCATCCCAGAATTGACGAGTAAATGAATCGATATCGCCAGCATTAGCGATAAACTTAGATTCGTCTCGACCAAATACACTAGAACCAATATAACCATAAATACCGGTTAATAATCTCGAAGTAGTCTGTAGCTCATCTAAATAATCACGACCTCCATTTGAATTCATTAAATTATTATATAGATCGGCATTATTTAAAATCTCTTCGAGAGATCCTTTAGGTTTACCACGTCTAACACGTTGTTGAATATACATACCATTAGGATTAGTATAAGGAGAGCTACCAGAATAAATAGCATTATTCATTGCTGAAATAGCACTACCAGTACCACTTGTCACCGGTTGTAAACTTGCTACTTCCGGATTTACTGTTCCGTCAGGATTGATATATTTAACATAATCGGCGGCTGACGCATACATTGGAGCTTGTGGCGCATATTGTTGATCGCCACTTTGTACATATTCGTTATCAGTAGGATGATCGAATGCTGTAAAATCATATACACCGAGACGTCCATTTTGGAATATTAAATAACGAGTATCTTGAGACTGTTCTTGTATTTGTTGATTCATATGGTACATGACTGCTTTAACGTCACGACCGAACCACATTCTATCCTCGTGGTATTTTCTTTTAGGCTTAATTATCTCGCCTAATGTCGGATTAAGAATTAAACCTTGAAGAGTATTGGATTCAAATAGAGGACCTGATTCTAAATAAGGTCGGTCTTCTGAATGCATCTCTTCTAACCAATAAGGATTAAGAGCATAGATTAAAGGAGATAAAGGGTTAGATAATGTCGGTATTGGACTATGCATCCATTTATTAAAATAGCCGCCATAAATACCTTCAGTTTTATAATCAGACTTGGCTAATTTTAAACTATTGTCTTCCCAGTATGAAATACTAGAACCACGGAATTCATTCGAAGAACCCCACACCCAATAACGACCAGCCCTAATTGGGTCTTTACCGTTTTGATAATAATCTAATCGTTCTTCATAGGACTGATAAGGACGATAGTCGCCACTAATATATTGGGCCATCGGATTAGCCATTTTAGCTAATTTAAATGCATCGGTTAATCCTGTAGCATCGGTAAATTTTCTAAAACCTAAATCGATGTTGGCTAAACCAGTTTGGAAGTTTTCATTTAAACTAAATGTATCGTCTGCCCAGTCTAATTGAGTATATAAAAAACTAGCCGGCAATACACGTTTAAATAAAAGTTTATCGATGATTTCTAAACTACTTCTTGTAGCATTTTCATGTAGACCAAGACCATGTCCAATATTAATAAACTGAGCAATGCCTCTAGTTAACCAGTTATTTACGACACCGGTAAATGCACCAGGGTCAAGCATATTAAGGCCACCGCTTAAACGATGTCCCATCTTATATAGATATGCTCCAGCTACTGATAAATCATTGCCTGTCGTATTATTAGAAAAATCTAAATGACCGCCAGTAATTTTGCCTAAGAATGTTGTTTGACTTAATTTAGAATTTGCAAATAATCCTTTGGCAGAGTCAGAGATACCTTGCATTATTCCATTAAGATCGCCACTATTCCAAGAAGTAATTATCTTCTTAACGTCGAGTGATTTTCTTGCTAAAACTGGCGCGGCAGCATTTCCCTTTTTACCGAAGTCAAAATGAATGTCTTTACCGTTACCTAAATAATGACCGAGTATTCTATCGGCTTCAGGACTATCGTCTAATGTTTTTTGTATCTTATCAAATACAGCAGAACCAATATCTTGCTTATCTCGATTAAAGTTATGTCGATCTTTAATAACGTTAATGCCAGATTCTTTTTTATACTTTTCAATAGTATACATATCTTTCAGTTTTTGTTTTTCACCTGGAGATATGTTTAAAGAATCTATTTTAGCATAAGCTTCGGCTTGTGTTTTGCCCAAAGAGTCGACAGCATTTTTAACGACGGCTTCATTAACTGTTTCTTCGACAGATTTAATTTTATATAATGCTTCACTACCGATACCGATACCGTCATCGCGAAGCCTTGCATTAATTTTTTTGCCATCATGAGCGGCTTTAGTTACACTTAATAAATCTAAGTTATCGACCTGATCAACGTCGATATCCCGTAAGATTCTTCTTTTAGCACTTTCGCTTTTTGCATGATATACATCACGTATTTTAGAAAGTGTGTCTTTTTTAATGCCTTCTTTTGATGCGGCTAAATCGAGAACAATTTTTTCAGTATTTTTTTCTAAATCGATATCGATACTTTGCACGGCACGAGCATGAGAATAGGCACGTCTGCCTAATGCAGATAACTCTGATTCGCTTAGCTGATTTATATCGATATTTCTTAATGCATATAAATTGTTGCCGTCGACATCGGTTAATCGTTTAGCACCTTCGCTTCGACCAAGTTGAGCCCAATTCGTTTTCTCTTGTTGAACTCCGTATTGGTTCATTAGACGACCATAATGAACGATATCGTCATTAGCAGATTGCCAATTATAACCGCTAATATCCATCTCTTCCATCTTACCGGTCGTAAGATCTTGACGATATAATTTATCGCGGTTACGAACTAATAATGTCCCTTCCTTTTGGAAGTTAGCCATACCGAGTTTAAATTGAGCATTAGAATAAACATCGACGCCCAACTGATTTCGAGGCGATAAATCATCGAGACCAAATAATTTGCCGACTAATGTATCGCCTACAATTCCTCTCGCTTCAGATTTTATTTTATCTAAATTAGGAGTATTTAATAGTTCGCCATCAACATATTTAGTACTATCATTATATTTAGCATTTTCTAATAGATCGGCTAAAAAAGCAGTTCTATCATTACTGCGTATCTTATCGAGAGCATTATCGATATCGATGATGTCTCGTTTACCGTTACGAGATACAATTGGAACATCGAGAGCGCCTTCATCGATAGAAGCATTAACTTGCTTTTCTTTTAAATAATCGGCAAGAGCAAAGTCATGAACTTCTCCAGTCTTTTTGGCCTGATGTTTAGATAATAACTCTCCGGCATCTCTAATTTGATTTTCGATAAAGTTGTCGACTATTTTTTCGCCACGGCTACCAACACTTTGCCAGTCTGCGAGACTTTCTTTTCTCGTTAAATTTTGAATAGCTCTTAATGCTACATCTGTGTCATCAAATGCTGCATGCTCTGATTCACCATTCATAACGGCATCTCTTAATGTATTTTTAAGACGTTCAGAGAATCCGAGGCTACCGTCATATCGTTGAGACGGAGCAATGCTATTAATGGCGGCGACCATATTGTCGATCGTTGCTTGATTAACGCCGGCATCTTTAAAATCGGTTGCTATCGTATCTATTACTTGAGCATGATACAAATTCTGTAAATACTTTTCTGCATCAGCTTGTAGATTTAATATACGATTAGCCGTATCTCGAATAATATCGGTTTGCTTATCGGCAGTTACGACAGATGAAGGCCTAGGAAAATTTCCTCGTAATGCTTGATTGGCATATCCTTCTAATTCGGATAATGTAATTGCATTAGCACCATCATCTGTAATCTTTGAGAGTCTACGTTCTACTTGTCCTATAATAGGATCGAGTTTAGATAAAACTCTCGCCCCTCTTTTTGTTCTAGAAAAAGCAAAAGCGGCCCCGACGAGTCCGCCGGCAGCCGCTACTGTATCAACAAAAGAGTCGGCAGGACTATCGGAAGGAGCTTCTATTCCTTTAAATAAATAATCGTCAGCCATATTTTTCCCTTGTTATATTAATTTAATTATTATTTCTAAGTTCAGCCAACTCTGCAAGTGTCATATCATGTGGGTTTTTACCACTTAACGCTACTTCACGAATAGAGTTTTCATCGCCTTGATTAACAAACGCCTCTGGGAACATAGCTTTTAGTTCGTCTTCAGACATTTGTTGTTTACGTCTTTGTGGACGTTTAACCGTTTGTTTTGGTTTCTTAATTTCTTCTGACGCAGGTTTTTCTCGTTGTTCTCTTAATTTATCGAAGTATTGTTTTTCTTCGTTAAATAAACGAGGATCGTCTTGTTTAAATGATACATTGCTACCAGCATCGAGAAGTTTTTCCATATCGAGTCCACCACGGCCATGGATATTTTTAAGAATCCATTCGCTGCGAGCCAAGAAATCCATCGTTCTAACCATGTCCCAATTATCAATATCTTCAATATCATATTCAGGGAATGCTTCATGGATTACACAAGAGATTTGCTTATCGACATTTTCCATATTATCGACAGCGTTTAAATAAAGAATTTCTCGGCCTCGTTTACTCATAAAACTAGCGTCGAGAATCTTTTGTGCTAAATCGGCAATAAGACCGGCTGGTTGCGCACCGATATCGAAATTTTCAGGATATAAGATACAGTTATAACAAACGATATCTTCACGTTCAACATCCATTAATTGTTCATTTTCGAATAACTCATAGTATTGTGAACGAGTTAATGGTCGATAAATTACGATACCGTCCGGGAATCCTGTGTAAGTAAAAACAGTTTTATATTTATCTTTTAGTTGTGTGAATATTTCATCGAAACGTAATTCTTCCATATTAACACACCTTACAATGGATTAGAAATAGTATTCTTTTCGTAACCAGAGTTTACTAAAATTTCATTTACGACAGTATCGATAAAACCACCAAATGTTTCTTTACAGTATTCAATTCGTTCTGGGCGTGGGAATAAAACGAAATAACGAAGAATATTATCGCTACGCAAATCTTCTAATTTTTGGATGCGTTCTTCGTAATCTGTAATTGCATCGAATTCAGCTTGTTGTTCAAAAGACAAGTTAGTCATAAGATGTTGCTCGGCACGAGTAATAATTTTATATACGATGAATTGATTGTTTAGCATTCGAAAAAATCGAACGTTTTTATTTTCTTTACGAATACGAACAGCTTCACTGTTCATTAAGTATTCGGTCTTAGAAGGATCGAAGTCATCGTCATGTTCAGTTGTCGTAACTTCGACAACATCGACACCACCTGTCATTTCACGATCAATATTATCGACAGGATTATTTGTATCTTTTACGGATTGAGTTTCTTTAATATCGATACCTTTTTTATGTTGTTGATTATTAAACTTTTGTTTCTTCTTGTTATTAGTTGTCATAAAATTAATCTGTCCTTAGCTATTAATTACCTTACGATCTCGAGCTAAAAATTGATATTGCTCTAACACTGGACGACCAGAAGAATCGAGTACTGTTTGTACATTCATTATATGACAGTCTAATAAAATAACATGTAATGGTTGACCCATTACATCGTCATCTTGTCCATATACAATATCGATTTCAAACCCTTGTCTCCATATAGCATCATGCTCAGGATTAGATTGTACGGTTTGAGATAATCGATGTGGCTGAACAATTTCTTTATATTCGACTTCTTCTGTTTTATCTTCGGCAACTAAAGTTGCCTTTTGATATTTTTTAATCATATTATCGATATAAAGTGGCTCAGTAAAGTTAATCGTAAATGTACCTTGTACTAACCGATTACCGATAGCTAATTCGTCATAGATATAAGAATTATAACCGAACAATGGCATATCGTGTTGAGATAATCCATAATTAATATTCTGGATATCGGTAACTAATTTATCACCGAACCACACATTCGCATCGATCTGAGAATAATATCTTTTATATGTCGGAGTATTTTTAGTATACCCAGACGAAGATCGAGTTATTTCTTGTTCAACGTTTTTATTTGTATAGGACAATAGACTGCTTAAATGATTATCGAAGCGCTTTCGTCTCATAATATATTATACTCCATTTTTATTTAAAAGTCTATTTGGTTCTTAACTAGAACATTCCAATTAGCCAAATAATAATCGTTACCATTTCTCCATACTGTAACTAATCCAGTATGAGTTCTAGTTTCTTTATCGTATATAGATATTACAGTATAGTCTGCATCGTCATATGTTATATATGCAGCATTATCTGTTACTTTTTTATATTCAAAACGATAGTTTTCTCCGTGTTTAAATTTAACGGCCGAGACTATCATATTTTTAATATCGTTCGGTATGATTACTCGATGAGATGTTTCTTGATTATATACATACATACCGATATCTTTATGTACTTGTTTAGAATAACGATATACATTTAAATAATGAATCATGTCGAGCAATTCATCATATGGATTAATTTGCACGAATCGATCGATAACTTTGTCGTAATAATTAGATAATGTTACATCGCTATTGCCGATACAATCTGTAAAATAATGATAATATTTATTTACGTCTTCTAATTCAAATTCTTCTTTTAAGAATGCTAATAAACCAGTTTGTTCATAACGAAGAGTTTCTTCGATATATTTATGTTCAATATCTTGATCGATATTAAATAAACAAATCGGACTTAAAATATTATTATCTTTATCGGATAAATAACTAAAGTAATTGCCGTCATAAATAGAATTACCTTGTGTCGGCAAATCGATTACTAAGTTATCGATTTCTTTTTTAACCAACACTTGATCAGCAGCTAATCCTTCTACGTCTGTTATACAGAAATAAATCGGGCCGATATCTTGATATTGATTAGCTCCATCAACAAGTGCCGTTATTTCACCGTCTTCGACTACGATCTTAGGCATTTGCAATACAGAATTATCGATATGCTTATTGAGTAACATGCTAATCGCTAATTTTGTATCGTCGTCAAATGATTGATACGCTAACGGTAAGTATCTAAGACTATCTGTTAAATCACTTATCTTAGTCGCAATTATATTTAATTTATCCCAGATAAGATTAGCCGACGTTAAAGATGGATGAATCGTATAATAAGAATTAATGATATTCTGATCCAAGATCAAATCGATACGATATAAATAATCTTTATCTAAAAATCCTAAATCGATATTTTCATCTTTAAACGTTATAGTATCTTGATACTCATAAAACTTACCGGTAAACTTATATAAATTAATTTTACCTTCTAAGAATCCATTTACGATATTAGGATGCAATAATGATTGATTATCAGAGTTTAAATAAAGCGAACTATTATTATCGATATTATTATAAAAATTATTAGCATTATAATGTTTAATCGTCGCCAATAATAAATAGAATAATCGATACTTATTTTTCTCTTCTTGATTAGTCATATAAGAAAAATATAATGTTTCGACTAAATTAAGTCCGCGCTCATCTGATACTTTAATAATAAAATCTTTAAGTTCTTTATTTAACTCATCGTTAAAGATTAAATTATTCAAATACGTCAGTTGATATTCTAACCCTTCTGGATATACTTCGATATATTTATCTTCAGATTGTCCGTCAGGTCCTTTACTAAATACTCGATAGATGCCAGACTGTAAATCGTTAATAATAGCAGTCGGTTCTTCTAATTCATATTTAGTTAATTCATTTCCGTCATCGACATATAGTTCTGTGTGACCGTTAAAATAATCGTTACAATAGAGGGCAACGAATGTTTCAAATTGCCACAAAAAAGTAATGCTAGATGTGCTCAAGTTCTTCGTTGCCTCCTTCTTTTTTATTAGTAACGTTATCGGTAATAATCACGATATTTCCATTTTCGTCGAGACGATATTTAGTAGCATCTTCTTCATCGACAGTTTTAATATCTTTTCTAAAATTAGAATAATCTGGAAGTTTAGTATCTTTACGTTTTTCAATTTTTCTAAATTTATCGTAAGACGGAATATTGCTATTATCCTTTTTAGGATCTAAACGATATTTACTATAATCAGGAATATCCTTAGAATCGCGAATTTTGCCGTCTAAGCGATATTTAGAGTAATCAGGTACATCACGTCTAGACGTATATAAAGACGTTCTAAAATTGTCATATTCTTTATTTATTTTAACTCTTTTATGTTCGAGGAATCTAACTTTCTTTTGTTTCTTAGAAAGTAATGCTTGAGACGGATAATACTGTTCTGCTTCTGTGCGCAAATCGTAATAATCTTTTTTAAGCTGAGCCATCTTTTCAGATTCTTTCTCGCCCATAAATTGATCGGCTAATTTTTTATATTTACGATTAAGAGCTTCCATATAAGATTTGAAAGAATAATATCCGTCTTTAGATAATTCTAATACATGTTGCCCATATTGAATCTTAGGATTATAACGAGAGATTTTAGCATTCGTCGTCGTTAACCAAGGATTAGATTCGATAATACTTTTTTCATTTATTTTATAATAGTCGTTAGACTCTGTCATATAATCGATATCGGTCGCATAATAATGATATGTATTTTCTGTTAAGATATCGTTAATCGACATAATCTGACCTTCGTCTATAATCGTACAATTATAAACGCTAATAGTAGATTGGTGGCCATATTCATTTGCAAAAGATAATGTTACGTCGAATACAGGTAATTCGTCCATTAAATAATGTTTATTTAAATAATTGCCTCTTTTAGTAACCTCATCAAATATTTCATAGATAACATGTTTATCTAATACTGCAAATACAATAGAGCCGGCGATAGTTCTTGGGCCGCTTACATAAGTAATAGCATTAACATCACCCAATGTTCGTATAGGAGACTTCTCTTGATGAATACTATAAGAGAAAGTTTGAACACTCCCGAAAACATATGAAATCATATCTTGTCCTGGGATCGTGATATTTACAGATGCCACAATATCGCATCCACTATAGGATGTATAAGTTCTTGTATATTTAGAAGTCTGAATTACTTCCTTATTCCCTAAAGAATAATCAGTTGGCATATTTCACCTTTAAGTTGTATAGCTTCATATATTGTTTTACTCTGTTATCGACTAATGTGATAATATGAGTTTTGAGCTCGATGTTGTGCTCATCAATAATGTCATAGCAAACTTTTAACATTTCTGATTTCATATCGATAGGATATTCACCAGAAACTAGGACATCATTGATCAATGTTTGTAAGCCACGATTTAAGTATAAAAAGATTTGATTTGTGTTTTCTTGAGGATTCACGCCTAATTCTCCTTAGAAAAAAAATAAAAAGGCGAGGAAAAACTTCCTCGCCAAATTTATTAATACTTGTTGTCAAGTAAATATTTATTTTCTACTGGTTGCAAGTAATCGACAGAGCGAGCAATGTAAGTACAAGCTTTATCAGTAGTTGTAGAATCTACGGAGAAGCTAGAAGCTTCGTTCAAAATTTCACAGCCATAGATAACCATAACTGCGGATTGACCATATTCGTTTGCAAAGGACAAAGTAATGTCGAATGGAGGAATTTCGTCAGAATATTTTGGCGTAGACTGAATAGCTACGTTTTTCGTAACTTTGAATGGGTTAGTAGAAGCTACTTGGCTATCGTTACCGTTAGAACCCAAGGAGTTAACTACCATGTTAGTTAATTTTGTATCCCATTCAGTAATTGTATACGGTTGATAGTTAATATCGCCACCGATACGTTGGAAGTAAGCTGCTTTAGCAGCACGAACAGCAAGTGCGTCGACTAGAGCATCACGGTCAAACAATGTGAATACAATAGTACCTGCAATACCTCTTTTTGAAAATGGTTCTCATTTAGCTTTTACTAATGTCTAGACTATATCTTCATCCCTTTCGGGAGCTCTGCACTTCCATCAGCTGTTATGATGTACTCCTTACGGATAGTCGTTGAGGCGCTTGCGCTGCCTGCTGATTGCCCAATCCTTTAGATTTTCACACTTTGGTACTAAAGGCTCTAAGGGGTTTCCAGCATATCACAGAGTTTAATTATGCATTGCATTACTGCAAAGGAGAAGCAAAAGTGGTATTCTTACCTCTCGAAATAGAGCGAGGTTCTGCTGAACCGAATGTATAGCGATAATGATTCTCAATAAGCTTTTTATCTTATTCTCTGGAGCTTTCGCTCATTTTCATCGATCAGTCTTTTCTGATCCAGATTAGCATAAATTTTTACCTTCGTTTAACGTTAAGCAGTATTAACTCTTATACTGGATAATCTATAATTATCGTAATGCGGCCTCGTGGACGGATTATATCTTTTCACCATCTATGCGTTGCCCCTGACTTAACTTAGTTAAGCCTTCGGTTCGGATTAGCATATACTATAAAGTACTTAGCCTTCCCGCTTAATTCCGCATTAATAACCTTATCATTTCTGATTAGGACGGCCTATACATTGACCGGAGCTTTTTCACGGTTAATAGAAACTGTAATACCTTGAATTTCAGCTACTACTTCGGAACCGAATGTAGCAACGATATCACAGCCGGAAAAAGTAGTATAGCTACGAGTGTATTCAGACGCTGTAGTTACACCAGAGTTATTAGAGTAAGCCATGTGTTAAATAATGGGGCGACGATTAAGCTGCCCCCTCCTTCTTTATTTAAAAACTATTAGGTACCAGGTTGACGAATTTGGATGTAGTTATTGATTTGACGAATTTCGTTAAATGGCATAATAGTGTAATTGATATCAATATAAGTATATTGAAGAGCAGTTACGTCATTAGCAATATCGAAAATGTAATCATATAACAAAACACCTTTGAGTTTATTCAACTCAGATGTCAAACCTGTGCGGATAGCATCACGAACGGAGTTTTTGTTTTGTTTACCGATGAACGGTTCACAAACACGGCGGATAGCTCTTTCAACAGCACCGATGATACGAACGCTATTCAAGCGAGACAACGCATCAGTAGGATCAGCCATTGTACAGCCATCAGTTACTACATAACCACGAGTAAATGTGTTTTTAACTGTTACGATACCTTTCTTAGTCAAATCAGAGATTTGAGTAGTAGTCAATTCGAACAATGGATTAACACCGATTTTTTGGTTAGTAGGGGATTGTTCTACAGGCAATGCAGAAACCATACCAGCATAAGCACCAGCACCGTTACCTACATAAGCGTAAGTAGAGTTGTAAACAGGCACATTGTTTTGGAAGAAAGTACAAGAAATTGCACGACCAATATCGACAGGCATGCCGTCATCATCGATTACGGATTGACCGTTAGCACGTTTCAAATCGAGATGCAAGTCAAGATTTTTGAGGTCTTGGAATTTTTGTTCGACGCCAGACAATGTATAGTCAGAGATACGTTCCATACCAATTACGCCATGAGTATGTGCAGTTTTTAATTCTGTGTACATACAATGTTGAGCGAATTGACGAGCGAAGTTATCTGGAGTACGGTAAGGGATACGCATAGTATAATCGTAATCGATTGTACGGTCAGCTTTAAGATCGGCTAACGCTACTTTACCGCCAACCAATACTGGTTCCAATACTTCTTCGATAAGAGCGTCTTTTTCTACGATACCGTTATCTGTCATTTCAACAGCAAATGTATCGGCAAAGTTTACATTATCTTTCAAGTCAGAAATAAATTCTGCTACAGTACGATAGTTAAAGTCTGTTACGGAAATAATAACACGGTTATCGACACAATCGAAGTTTTCAACGTAAGCTAACACTTTGTCGTCACGAGATTCTTTATTAATAAGAATATCGTACTCGCCGATTGGAGTTACTTGACCGCCGTCATATTTGCCGACATAAAGAACGTCGTTTACAGACAACAGTACATATTTAGCAGTACCAGCAGTTGCAGCAGAAGCAGCAGCTGTAGTTGCATAGTATGCAGCAGTAGTTGCATCAGCATCGGATAACAAACCGTTCATAGCTGTATCATATTGAAGATCTGTAAGAGCAGTAATGTCTTTAAATGTTACTGTGTTACCAGTAGCAGGTTCAGCTTCAATAATTTTATCGCTAGTTACGAAATGTTTGAATTTTTGATGAGCAGATACTGCGTTTTGAAGTTTACCGTCGAAAGTAATAGATTTAACTTCTTTAGTATCTTGCAAGAAGAATGTTTGGCCAACTTCATAAGTTTTATTATCTAAATCGAGAGCTGCTTCATTAGCTACAGTCGGAATAACTGTAAATACTTCGTTTTGATAAATAGCACTATCAACGATAGCATCAGCATCATCGATTTTTACGAAACTAAATTTGTAAGAACGAGGTGCGTGTTTTACGTCTTTAGTATTAACTACTGGAGTCAATTTAAACATTTCTGTATCGACTACAGGAGCACCTGCTGCTACAGTATTAACCATAGCTACGTCGATAGGGAATGCTTTTAAGAAATCTTTTGGTTTAGGTAAACGGCCACCGATTACTGTGTCAGCACAGATTTGAGAACCCAATACACGATAAGGCATATCAGCATTTTGTAATACAGAGTATGCGCCTTCACCGATAGCGGTGATGTATTGTTTATCTTTTACTTCGGATTCTTTAACACGAGGAGTTAAATATTGACCAGTAGAGTTTGTACGAGGGAATGCAGTTGCAGTTACTGCGAAACCGGAACCTAACTTCATGTATTTTTGGAAGTTAGTCATATTAGTATCTTCATAATCTTTATCGTCTTCTTCGAACGCTAATGCGGATGCACCAGGAGTCAAAAGATAATCATTATGAGAATACATTTTTAAACCGACAGTTACGAAAGCTTCATTAAGGTCTTTATCCATTACAGAATAAATTGGATATTCAGCATTAACGTCTGTGTTAATACGCAATGTATGGAAATATTTACCAGTGAAGGAACCGAAAGGTTTAGGAGATTTTTTGTTTTTAATTACATGTGTGCGAACTTCTGTGCGGCATGGAATCAAAGAACGTTTACGGCCGATGAAATATGTACCAGGGAAGATAGAACCCATAGCCAAATCATAAGAGTCGTTACGAAGAGTAACGTCTTGGCCTTTTTTATTTACGATAGAAAGAGTTACGACGTTGTTCAATTGGTGTTTGTTGATATAACGAATTACTTCGCTAATAGTAGTGTCGGCATTAAAACCTGCACCCATCAAGCCTAATTGAATGTCGATTTTGATCATTTCGTTTTCATCGTTAACCATTGCATTGTAACGTTCATAAGCAGTTGCTTTAGAAACTGGTTTATACAATGTGAAAACTTCTTGACCAGGAGTATTATCGAAAGTAAAGTATACTTGTTTTGCTTTATTGGAAGGGAAACGAGATTTTACACGCAAACGAAGAGTATCGTCAGAACGTAATTTAAAATCTTTTTGAGCTTCGGAACCACCAATACGGAAGCCATAAAGAGTACGGCAACCAGAGTTGTAAGTATCAGATAATGCTGCAGTCAAGTCTACTTCACGTTTAGTTGTGCGATCATAAGTATCGCCATAAGTATATTTAGCATATGTCGGATCATAAATAGGTACTGGAACACCGTTAGGACCATCAAATGCTGTACCGATACAAAGAACTGCGTCAGTTGTACCGAATTGAGAATCGTCATAAAGTTTCTTCTTTACAGAATTGACTTCGACGAATACACCAGGAAGATCTCGAAGGATTTCCTCTTTAAAGGTGAAAGCCATATTTAAACCTCTTAAGAAATTATTTACCAAGATTTAGTAAACGTTCGATAAGTTTGCTAGTTACAACATACATTTTATCGATGTTTAAAGTATAGCGAACACTTCTAATAGAATATTTTTCACGATACATAACGTAGGATTCGTCAGTTAAGCGTTGATCGTAAAGTAATTCAGATACACCACGCATTTTTAAATAACCAGTGTAGTCTACCATAAGCTCTTCAAATTCTTTAAGAACTTTATTAGCTTGGTCGTATGACGTTGCGAAGATGTCAAATTGGATAACGTATCTAAATGCATGACGATACACATCGACACCTTCTTCTTCAATATTTTCTTTAACAGGATATTTGTCGTCAGGACGATAATCAGGATTTCCTGGAGCACGACGAATAGTCGTTTCCATTAATCTTGGTTTTAAATCCTTAGCAGGTACACCGCTAATAATTTTAAAGAAAATATAAGGATGATTAATTTCCTGATCTCGGTCGTTAATCGTAACGCCTTCATCAGGACTCATCTTTACGTTATCTTCACGAAATGCTTTCTCTACGAGTTCTACGAGTAACGCAATAAATTCGTCGAAACTAATGGAACTGTCAGCCCGTAATCGGTCGAGACGTTTTCGACTATTCAGTATCCTACCGGGATTAGTGACTGCAACCAATTGTTCTTTTTGACGCCGTACTTGGTCGAGTACAAAACGTTCATTAATTTCTTGTGTCATAGTCTTTGCTCCGCAGTATAAGATTCTGTTGTAAATAATGGATATAATGTATATCGTAAAATGATGTCCACACCATATCCATGATTACTGATTTGTTCTTCAATGCTGTCGATATGATAATCGTAAAGAACAAAGCCAACATTATCTTTAAGTAAATTATCTAACCGTTCTTTTATTTTATTTAAATAAAATTTACGGTAGTTCTTACCTATATATTCTTCGAAATCCATTTCTCTGATTAAGTAATTAATGATCCGCATTACCATAACAGATTTATTAGGATTTTCGTCAGATAAGTTAACTAAATTTTCAATAGTAGTACCAGTCCGATAGTTATTTTTGAAATAACAAACATTAGGAAGCATATCTTTATAATCTATAATAAAGTCAGTATCCTCATCATCGAAATCGGGGTACTTATTGATAGGCGTGGCTGCTAATTTCGCAGCTACAACTATATTACAGAAGTGCACATATTTCAGGTTGTTGCCGACAAAAATTATATTATCTAAGTATTTGTTCTTATTGTTAATAGCAGTATACTCTGCTAACTTATTATTATAATCTTTATTAAATGCATCGACATCTTCGTATAATGAACTATGATTATCGGTAGCAAAAATAAAACTTCTATTCTTTACACAAGAAGAAGATAATAAATTTAAATAATGCTCGGTTAAATTCTTATTATATCGATCAGTATATTTATCGGAGAATTTAATCTGAGTTGGACAAATATAAGCGAAGTCGTAATCGATAAGTTGTTTTGCTATATTTTGAAAATCAGATATTGTTCTCATATTCACTAAATATATGGATGGCGCTCCATAGTTTTTAGCGATCGTATATGCTTGATATAAATCAGAATCTTTTCCGTATTCTTCTTCGACTTGTGAGAGTAAATCGAATTTCTCGATCTTACAAGTTTTATTTGTATATTCGGAGTTGCCGATAATTAATAAGCTAATATGCTTATCTTCCATTATCTAAACACCTCCGATCAATGCTTTAAAGTTTTTCATAAATGCTTCTGGATTTCGTTTATAATCGACACCATTAGCTTCATAATAAACACAGTCCATAGTATTAGAATACCAGTCCATTACGTATGTAACGTTTATAATTTTATCCTTGAAGACAATAATGTCTCCAGGGAAAACTGGAAATTCATTTCTAAGATAAATATCGTAACCACGCATTAAGAATAATTTATTGTCGGCACTGTCTGTCGAAAATAACGGTTGAAGATGTGCGCGTGCTTCCCGTATCGTTATTTTATGTCCAAGACCTAAACAATTTTCACAAAATGGATCACCGTGTTTTGAAACCGGGTCCATACATGTACAATTAATATGTTTATTTGCTTGAATTAACCATACAGGAACTTCCATTAATTGGATTAAACCATTAATGCGTTCATCGAGGTTTTTCATTATGTTTTCCTCAATGCTTTAAGAGAACGAGATAAATTATCTAACAAGTCTGTCGGGAATGTATGTAACTTACGTGCTTCAGTATAAGAACGTTTTCCGACACGAGGTTCAGCTCTGCCCATAGTAAGATATGTAGGATCGACAATTAACTTTTGGAAAATCTCCATCTCGGCTTTAATCATTTTAATTAAATCAGATAAAGATGGAGCTCCACTTCCATTAGAACTAGAAGAACTAGATCCACCAGATTCAGTCGAACCAAAACTAATATTACCGATATGACCTGAGATCTTACCGGAAGTAGAAGTCGTTACAGCATGTTTACTAACAAGACTTAACGTTGCTCTTAATTTACAAAATTGTTGTAAAAGATAAGGTAAGTCGGCTCTATTTTCATAACCAGGAATTTGGTCTAATAGAAACTGTGCAAACCGACTTGCTTCTTTTAATGCGTATAATACTTCTGTATCACTAGCATCGAATACATTGATTAGATAATTAACGTCGCCGAGCGTATAAAAATTACTAATTTGTTCTGATGCTACCGTATAGACTTTATACTTTAATACTTTTTTACCGTCGACAGACTCTAATTTTTTAATTCTAATTTCGTATAAAGAATCAGGCTTAGTTCCGCCGATCGGTTTTAATTCTAAACGATTACCAAATATCGTATACTCAAAAGGCTCTGCCATTAGAAATCCTTTCTGATGATTTCGATATTTTGTAGAATACCTTCATCTTTAATTTCGGCATCGAATTCAAATACAAATCCATCGTCAGTACCTTGTCTAGGACGTTGGATAACTTTTAATTCTTGAATAATTACTGGTCGAATATCTTGATCGGCAGGAGTTTCGTCGACTACGACTCCAGGTTGACCAGCAGTCGCTCTTGTTATAATAGTACCGTCGGCTAATTTAATAGTCGTCGCTGCATTATTAGCATTACCGTCTTTCATAATCTTTTCGATTGTTTCAGGCGTTAATGCTGTCGTCGATGTATTCCCAGATGCATTTGTTACTTCATTCGATAATCCTAAAGAAGTAGCATCGTTAATTTCGTCTTTTGTCATAGAGCCAGAAGGCGTAGGATTTTGATCGAGATTAACTTTATTGTTATGCATATTACGTTTATAATTATATGGTGCCCAAATAGATACTGGATCTATTTTATGAGGATTTTCTTCGGCTTTTTCGAGTCGATCTTTAATACGCTCAGGACCATCATAAGTAAACGTAGCCAATTCAGACCATGCACCAAACTCGCCATCTTTTTCGATGCGTACTCTAATATAATATTGTTGTTGTTTATTTAACTTAGGAAAACTAATCTGTTGTTTTTCGACTACTACTGTATCTATTTCAACAGGGTTAAATAAACTATTGTCGGCAATTTGGAGCCGATATTCTAATACAGGTTTTCTTCGTTTATCTCGAAGTATTTCTTGCCATTGGCAGTTAAAAGTGCCATCGACTAATTCATGATTAGCCGGGCTAAGAATTCTTACGTTAGAATAAATACTTGTATTAAAATATACGTGTCTAATTAAACTGGATTGTAATGGTGCACCAGTAATATCTTTAATCGTTCTGTTAATATCGAGACGATATTCTTCATTGGGAAGTACATCGTCCAATACAGTAATAATAACTAATTTTTTACTTGTACGATATTTTAAACGATAAATTTTTTGTGATTCAGCATGAACCATAGCGATTGTATCGCTACTAATAGTGTCTGGATCGACATTGCCAGTAAAGAAAAGTTTGATTTGCTTTTCAATAGGATTAACGGCCATGTCGACCAAAGCAAATTCTTTAAACATGCTACACCTTATTTACTAGCTTTTTTGCGACCACGTTTTTTAGGTTTTTCTTCGGAAGTTTCTTCAGTAGTTTCTTCTTCGTTAGATTCTTCAGGCTCAACAGAAACTTCTTCTGTAGTTTCTACCGGAGCAATAGTTTCTTCGGCTTTTGCTTCAGATTCTACTTGCAACCCTTCTTGCCCTTTTTCTTGCAAACCATCTTCAGTCACCTCTTCTTTTTTAACTTTAGCTTCTTCTGTTTTAACCACAGGAGCTTCGGCAATAATACCAGCACGCTTAGCTTCTTCTGCTACTTTTTCTTTGGCTTCTTCTGGATTAACGAAACCAGAAGAAACGATATCATAATTAGTAGATTTAACTAATTTACGAATAAGTGGAGAATATGTACCTTGCTCTGCTGGAAGGATTCCATATACTAATACTAGACGACCCATGCGAACGGATTTACGAATATTAGTTAAATCCATCTTTTCATGGATGAAACCGTAAGGCTCTTTGCGAGATAAACGCATACGAGACAAGCGATCCCAATAGCCAGTTTCTCCAGAGGCCAATTTAACAATGGCAATTACTTCATGTTGTTGTTTCATATTATATAAATTCCTTTTATTTAAATTAAAAAGGAGGAGCTCCGAAAAGCTCCTCCAGTTAACTACTATTATTCAGTTACACGAACAACAGTTGGACGTGGATAGGATGGCATTGCGGAAATATTTTTAGCAACTGCGATACCTTTACCGTTATCCATGATGCCGATACCATAGCGTTCTTTAGCTTTGATAATACGAACATCGATTTCAGGATTAGTCCATTTTTCAATGGACAAGTCTTCACGTTGTACGATCGCACCAATGTTGTTGCGGTCGATAACATACATATCAAATGTTTTGTTTTGTTTGTCGAATTTAACACGTGGGCTCAAGATTACGTTAATTGGCATTGGCAAATTGAAACGTGCTTGAGATTCGTTCAATACGAATTGTTGAGGACCCATGTTGTTAGATAAACCAGCGAAACCACCAGTACCTTGAGTTGTACCGAATGGGTTAACATTCATAGCGCCCATAGCACCGAATGTTAAGCCTTGACCTACCATTGCGTTACGAGCGAATACTAACCAGCAAAGTGGATGCATGATAACGTCTGTAGGTGTCTTATCGTTAGCCATCAAAGCTAAGCACATAGACATGAAGTCTTCAACAGACAATGTGTTGTTTGGCAAGGAATCTTCGCCAAGACCTGTTGTAGCAGCATCTGGGTTTTGAGCAGCCAAAGCATTATCGAATACTACATGGCCGTGTTCGGAGAATTCACGAGCACACCATTCATCTTTATAACGAGCCATAGCGCCACCAATACGGGAAAGGTTAGCTTCCATGATGTCCCAATAGGAGTCCATGATAACTTCTTCGGAAAGAGTTACTTTAAGACCGATTTTTTTAGGACGAACTTCGATGGAATTGTATTCCAAAGTATTGATTTCTACAGCTTCATCGTTGTAAGCGCCACCTTCAGCAACTTCGTGAGCTTGTAATTCACCGATGATAGGTACTACTACAGTACCATTAGTGTTACCAGCTTGAACTTTAGTGAAGAATGGAGAGATAACAGATTGAGTATCTTCAGCTTCGATCATTTTAGATTCGATGATACGAGGAACCAAATCAACTACGTCTGTTGTCATAATTGTTTCTTTGATGGAGAAATGTTTGTCGGACAAGTTTTGTTTATTTAATTTGCCGACCATATCTTTCATCATGTCATATTTTTTTACGGATTCTGTAATTTTTTCTGGAGATAAGCCTTCTTTTTTAGCAGCTTCAACAGCAGCAGAACGCTTCGTATTAACATCTTCCAAAAATTCTTTAATATTGATAGCCATTATTATGCGTTACTCCTATTATTTTTGCAACAATACTTTAACTGCGCCTACACAGCCGTCCCAATCCATGAATGTAGGAACACCTGCAAGACCTTCGCGAGTATAAGAAACTTTCACATCAACAGTTTCTTTAGGACCTGCTTTAATAATAGCGTCAGCTGCAGCACGATCTACAACTTTAAGACGAAGCAAGTTATCTTCTGTATTATAGTGAACTACTTCGAATGCATTAGCGATTAAACCACCTTTTACTACAGTAGTGTAAGCGGAACCGTTAATGGAAATTTGAAGTGTGCCAGGTTTTACAAAACGATCTGGAACTTGGAAGTTGAAATCTAAGTATTCTTTACCAGCTTCAGCAGCATGCATTTGACCTACGAGAACATCTTTGAGTTCAGTAGATGCAACATTGCGGCCATCAGTTAAGCCAGGAATACCGATATATTCATATTTAGCACCCATACGAGAATCGTAAATGTCCAATTTGTTATTGGAAGCATTCATGTTCAAGTCATGGTTGGAATACAAGGAATTATATTCGTAGTTGTCCATGCCACGGAAGTAAGCATAATCTTCGTAAACATCTTCACCACGACGGTAAGAACGACCATAACCATCAGCTGCATATTGAGCCAATTCTTCTTGATCGCCAATAGCCCATTTCATCCATTTAGTGGAACCTTCAGGTACCAAGTTAGGATTTACTTCGTGTACTTGACCGATAACTTGTTGACGTTCAAATTCAACTTCAGCAGGAGTCATAGCAGCAAGAAGAGTTTCGTCGGACAATGGAGATTTAACGACACGGCCGTTTTCATCAGATTTTACTAGGTCACCAGGCAAGAATGCGCCATAAGCACTACCCCAAGGGTTTTGCTCTGCTTTATCTTTAAATAAGAAATGAGGCAATTCTACCATTACGTCAGTTTTAATAGCACCAGGAGTCATACCGTTCCAAGCATTTTCATCACGAGTAGCTTCGTTACGGGACATGATACCGATAGGCACGTTACCAGCACGATGAGCCATGGATGGTTTACCATTTTCTTTTAAAAGACCAGTAACTTTATCTTTTTCTAAACCAGCATCAGTAGCCAAAGCACGAGGACCTTTACCACCAGCAAATGGTTGATAGAAGTCAGCAGTATAAGCTGCAGCATTTACTGGAGTCCATTCAACATCGATGTTTTCCAATGGTTGACCAACGCCGACAGGAGAAACAAGACCAGTAGCAGCATTATAAGTATCGCCAGCTTTACGCAAACGAACAGGGGAACCGCCGTTAGCAAGTGTTAATACGTTTAAGAAAATTTCAGGATTTTCTTTTGCAGATTTTACGTCAGGATCTACGGCTACGATACGACCTTTTGGAATAACCAATTGGTTATACATTTCAGCGTAGTTATAACGGAAAGCAACTGGCAAACGAGAATCCAACCAGTAAGATACGTTAGAAGTGTCATGGTTTGCAGTGTTCAAGCGAACTTGAGTACGTGTTACACGACGTTCTTCATTATTAAAAGCTTTGAAGCCAAGGCCTTTGAATACTTTACCGTTAGAACCAGTGGTGAAGCGATTAGGGCCTTTACTAAGATCAAAATTAGGCATTGTAATAGAGCTCCTTATTATTTAAAATATTTGTAAAGATCGGATAAGGATTCAGTTACTTCGACAACTGGCTTAACCTCAGTTTTCTTTACAGGATCTTCGACTTTGGAAGTGGAAAGTTCAATTGTTTTAATTTTTTCTTCCAAGGATTCTTTAACGGCTGTTACATTGTCTTGTAAAGCTTTTTCGCTTTCAGAGCGCAAAGTTTCAAGACCTTCTTTAACAGTTTTTACAGAATCAATTGCTTCTTGCAATTCTTCTTTAGAAGATACAACAGCTTGAAGTTGTTCACGAACTTCATTTTTATAAGCTAAGAAATCAGAAGCTAAATTTTTATAATCTTTTTCTACTTGTTCTTTAGCTTCGATAAGCTCTTGAACTTTAGCAGACAATTCTTCGAATTTAGTATCTTCGGATTCTTTAACCTCAGTAGGTTCTTCAACTTTAGCTGGAGTTTCTGTTTCTTCAGCAGGAGCTGGAGTTACTTCAGCAGATTCTTTTGCTTCGACTTCTGCTGGAATTACTTTAGGTTCTTTTTCCATGTGTTCTTTAACGACAATTTTATTGCCGTCATGTTCTCCTTCTAATGAGCTAATAGGAAGAACCGGTTCAACTTGAGCCGGCTCTGCATTATCATCATATACTTTAATATTCTTAGCATATGCATCAGATGGAACAATAACGTAGGATAGCTCTTTAGGTTCTAATTTCTTAAAATCCCAATAGCACATCTCGCCGTCATATTTAGTTCCTCGAGCATGCTCACATAAACCGTCGTTCGCTAAATCTTGTCCACAAATAGAACAACGAACTTCGTCGCCGCGAGCGCCAATGCTTACAGTATCTAACAAACCATTTTTAACTTCTTCTTGAGCGTCAGGTGTTAAAATATCGGCAGTTAATACTAATGCTTTCGTACCAAGTAATCGTTGAGATTCCTTAATCTCGGCATTAATAACGCGACCGATTGTTTCACCGTCTTCGTCGTTATGATGTTTAATAACTGGAATGTTATAAGGATAAGTCCATTTATGCAACGACTCTCTCATTGCAGATTCGTAATAACGTGTATCATTACGAGTAGCATACGGATAAAAATGTAGTGCTTCTATTTCCACTTTTAATCCTTTAGCTTTAACGTTGTTAGATAAAGAATGAGAGTGTGCGACTGCGGACTCTTTTACGTCTACAGGATTAAACCCAAGATATTCACGGAATTCCATGTTTATCCTTTCATTATAGGCTTAATTGAGCACTTACAATATGGAGTGTAAGCTGGAATATCTTCGATAGTAATCTTATCGATATCGAAATGGGTCATGCGGCCATTTTGATGATCGCTATTTTCGAATTGAATTTCGATTGTTTTTACACCGTCGGTTTTACATTGTTGAACGTAATTCCACCAGTAAGCTTTCTTTGTGAGATAATCACATAAGAATCGTAATCGATATTCCGTTTTCGAAAGTTGATTATCGATGTATATTTTATCTTTATTGTTTTTTGTCGCAGATTTTAAATCTTCGACTATCTTATTAATTTTTTTTGAAGAATAGTCTTCAAATGAATCGACTATCGGATCAATTATCTTTCCATTAGTTTTATTGTTCGCATGTGAATCGTTAACACCACGCCTTGCGGACTCTGTCAAATGTTTATTTAACTTTTTCAAGAGTTCGGTAACTACAGGCTTTGTAGAGCCACGACTCGCCAATATATTACCTAGTTGATTGTAACTTGCGTGTATATCGCTAAAATTTTTCTCATAATCTTTAATATTATCTTCTAAAGATTCCTTCATTACGAATTCTTTCGCAATCGGATTATCTTGAATTGTATTTTGATTTTGAGGATTTGCATCGTTCGAGAAGTATTTATTCGGAGTCGATTGTTTCTTCTTTCCGTTAAAACTACGTTCATCTAAGCCGTCTTTACTTGATTGTTGAGTCGGCTGTAATTGCATTGTTTCTTTGGACGTTTTAATAGATGCATCTGCTTGTGCATCGATTTGTTCTAATTGAGATTCCAATGTAACTTTAAATGCATACATATCCGTTTCAGATACTTCATTATCGAAGCCAAGTTCACGACGAGCTTCATCAAGAGTAATAACGTTACCTTGATATTTTTGAATCGTATGAGATTCAACTTTAATTTTTGTATCGATCGATACTTCGTTAAAGTCGAAGAACACATAATCGTCTTTATTAGTTAATGGATTAAATCCACCTTCTAGTAATAATTCAGTAAATAAATATTTTTCGATAAAAGAAGAAATTACATTCTGGAACGCTTTTACTTCGTCATGCATTAATGCTTCCGTATTGTCGGCTGAGGACTGTCCACCACCTCGACCCATCGAAGATTTTGAAGCATTGAGACCGGTAAAAATACGTTGCTCCATATACGATAAGAAATTTAATAAATCGTTAGCTTTCATATCGGGAGTAACAGACGTAATTGTCGTTCTTTCGTTCGTTACGATAAAGCCGTCATTAGGCATATCTTGGAAAGCATTTCTTGCGTCGTCAATTTCTTTTTGAGTAGCATATTGACCTTCGGCTGTATTACCTACTTTTATATGCAAAATAGGAGTGGCGAAACGATATAATATCGTCATAACCAATCCTTCAGCTTTCCGCAGCATAGATGCATCCTCTAGAACGGTAAACATTCTAGAGGTGCCATACTCGGCATTATTCATTTTATCGATGTACAAATGAATTACATCGTTCGGAGAATACTCTTCTCCATCGATTAGGTAATGATCAATTCTTCCATCGTCTCCTCGCTGCACTGTGACATTGCAAGGATCTGCTAAGAATAAACCAGAGATCGAACCGCCTTTATAAATTTGATCTGCTTTAACTCCAAATTTTTGCGTATCATTATCTCTAGTTTTAATTATATACGAATTTGAGAAAGTATACAAGTCTTTTGCAATAGAAGTTATTAAAACATAAAAAGGAATTTTAGAACGGAATTCTATAATACGCAATCTGTCATTAATATAGTCAGCTGCGGCTTCATTTTTAGATTTAATTTGATACCCGGCTTTTGTAATAAGCTGAGAGAATTTTCTAATTGCTACCGATAAATATGAATCGGTAAGAATTGCATTTTTAATTCTTTCTAAATCGTATGTACGAGAACCTGGATTAGATCCTCGTCGATTAAACTGACCGAAAGCTATCGCCTTGGCTTTAATAAGATTCTCCTTGACAGTACTAACTGCCCTGCCAAGGACAGAATCTTTTTTCTTTTTGGGCTGTTCAGCCTCATAAAAATCTGATATTTTCATTTACTTTCCTTGTAATGAAATGAACCCGGCATAATTTGTCCAACCACCCATTTCGTGGAAGTCGCTACCATGAACGCCTTTATTTTGTGAAGATGAATTACCATAATAGCCGCCTTGCCCATCGGCAATAACGACATGGTTATAACCTTCTGCATCGTTATAATATACTATTATATCACCTTTTGCCGGTGTTCCGCTAGTCACGTGTTGTAATCCGGCAGCTCTAGCATTTTGCATCAATACGTCGACGTTAACGGTTCCTTTCGATAATTCATCGGCTAAGAATTTAGAGAAATAGGAACCGAACTTAGTTGCGAATTCTACGCAGCCAACTGATCCATTTGCCATAGTAGAACCGACCAAACCAGATGCAACTGCTTTTGTAAAGTCTGTATCAATGACTCCAGTACCTCCGCTACCATTTATAATTCTATCAGATAATGAACCAGGTTTCAAGTTACCATAATTACCGGTACTCGATAATCCATTAGCACCAACTTTACCAGGATCAGGAGCTAAATTATTTAAATAAAAGACTGGATCTGGTTCCGGCGTTTTCTCGAATGGATTAATACCGTTATTAATTAAAACGCCTTTAGCAAATGCACTATTAACAGTTAAATCGAAAACGTCTTTTGTTAATTCTGTAGACGACATTAATAATTTATTATATTGATATACACTATTAACATACTTCTGGTCGTATACAGCACGATTTTCTCGTAAGAAATCGTTTTCGTATTGACTTAACATTGTTGGGCAATACGATAAAAATTCATGATTATAATATTCTTGACGAGTTTGTGCCGCCGCTTCGATTGCTCGCATAAACTTAATTAACTCATCAGCGCCATATAGCTTAGCCATCATCTTCGCCTTTTCACGAATCATTAAATCGTTACGAACAATACTGTCATGCGCTACTTTACATTTCTTACCAGATACAGTTTTAACGGCTAAACCATCGAATACTAATAATAATATCGTTAAATCTTCTGCGCCGCATAATTGTACGGCATGGAACATTTTAGATAAATAATCCTGAAGATAATCTTTTAACTTATCGATCCAATGTTTCTTAATGCGAACCAAGTTACTCTTTGTCCATCGATATACAAGTTTGTCGATTTTTTCAGATGGTTCTTGTTTAATATCAACAATCGGAACATCGGGGAACCCGAATGGATCGTCATGATTAGGTTCTGGTTTAGGAGCAACCGGTTTTGGAACCTCGGGAACTTTAGGCTCGACCGGAATAAAGATATTCGGATCTTCTGGCTCAGGAGGAAAAGGAGTTTCTGGATCTGGAGGATCGATACGGACAATCGTATCGGTCGTAATTGTTACAATCATCGTCTCGATAATTGGCCTAATCTGAATCGGAAAGTATGGTAATAAATTATATACCGTCTTTAAATCGGCTAATAATTCATCGACTTCACTTTTCTTAACTTCTTCTGATGGTGTCCAAGGAATAGGATCGTTGAACACTCTAGAAGGAGTTTTTTCAAAAGTAGCGTCACTTTCATAATGTCGCTTAGGTTGTATATCGGGACGATAGATAATTTTATTATTGTCTTCCATATTTTCCTAAAATAATGTACGACTAAATTTATTTCGTGTATGAGATAATCTTCTTGATGGACGATCGAACGATTCGCCTGGGCCTAACTTTCGCCAAGCTTCATCGGAAGACTCATACGTTTTCTTTTTATCTTCCCAAGGATTATCTAAATCTCGTTTTTCGTATGTCGGCAATATAGATCCTCTATTAATAGAGTATGCTATATCATGAGACGCCTTTTTAACAAGTTTAGTTAATTCAGGGAAATGTTCTACGAATGCTAAATAAGCAAGTCCTAACGCGTCGACAAAGTGTTCGTTATTACTATTATATACAGGAACACCGGCCGCCGTAATCTTTTCGACACGATAGTCGATTAATTGTTTAAAAATTACATTATCGTAAGGACTCATAATTAAGTTACCACGTTCAATAAGAATAGACAACTGATTTACCATAAACGGTTTCAAGTGTTTCTTTTCGAGAACGCCGGTAACAGGATCTTGTATATCGATCTTTTCTGAGAACATCCATCCCTTAACTTTTTTATCAAGTCCAGTTTCTGGATGTTGTTTACCGTAAATCTTTAAAGATTCCATCTGATACTCCACGTTGTTATCCTAAGAGCTTTTTATCTCTTAGTTCTTATAGTTTCCTATAAGGTCGGCATACTTTTTCGTGTTAAATAATGTGAATACACGGTGCGGGCTCTTGGCAAGATTATATCTTTTCACTTGCTATGCTCTGCCCCTGACTTATTTAAAATAAGCCTTCGGTTCGAGTTACCATATTAATTATTTAACTTAGGCTTCTCGCTTAATACCGCACTACATTTATACCATATAATTCACTTACGATATAAAGGGCAAATGTTTACCAGAACCGCGATCTATATAAATATAGCTAGGATTATAAATAGCATTCATATCTATAATCTTTTTTACGGCTTTATCAAATGTAAATTCTGAGGACTCAATTTCGGTACGATTAATAATTCTAAATTTATTAAATGAAGGATCATACTCTAACACCAGAATCGATGTTGGAGCCTGACTTTTGTCCCAGTCCACACCAATAGTTCTGAATGGATTGGGAGTATACGTTCTTCTTCCAGGAGGAAGTATATGAACTTTTTTTACGTTAGAATCATCTAAGTCTGGCCATACCGGCTTATAAAATTCTTTGTCAAAATAAGTATAATTATCTATGCGAGTAGCTGCTTCTAATTTATCTTTATCGAATACACCAGCTTCTTCGACACCGAACTCTGCTAGTACTTCGTGTGCATACGCATTTTGGTCGTATGTATTTCTAAATTCTTCTTCCATCGCGTCTGACCACATCGGATTGTGCTGAGTCGGATGATAGTGCTCATTGAAGCCCAGAGAGCGATTCGTACATATTTCGTAGAACTTAGAGCGTTTACCAGTCGGTGTAGATGAGCATGTTAATCCGATATTGTCACGTTCCATACAAAGAGCGTATACAGTATCAAAGTCACCTTCGCCTAGATAGTCCATTTCATCCAGAGAGATCCACGCTTTGTTACGAATTTAACCGTTTCCGTTAAATCCTTCTAGTATTTTCATACTAGGCCAGACTATATCTTCTTTAGATAAACTAAAGATAACCATTTCCAATTAAGGGAATTTCACCCGCCTACTTAGGCCGTACTCCTATTGCTAATTTTTAATGCGCTAGCCAAGGGATAGTCGTTGAACGTATCTTATTAAAAAAATAAAATTTCGCTGCTGATTGTCCAATCTTTTGAATTGTTACACTATGGTATCAAAAGCTCTAAGGAGTTTCCAGCAATTAAGTTATATTCACAGAAATTAATTCTGTGGACTCATATATATTAAATCATATTTTCTTTTTAAAGCATATTTTTCTGAAGGATAAATTAATTCAGCAAATTCTTTTTTAGACTTATTTCTTATTCTTATTAAGTGTAAATAATTTCCACTTTTACATAATTCTTTTCTTAAAGTATATTCAATATTATTTTTATCAAAATATTTAGCAAAAGATTCTATTAATTGATAAGACATTGTACATGCGGACCAACCAGCTTTCTTTAAAGTCCCATTAGCATCCCAATATCCTCTAATAAAATCAGAGATATATTCTTCTGGAATACTATCTGGCAAACATTGCACATAAGTTTTATTTTGGACAATCTTATGTTTATTCATAACAGTTGTAACTAAGTGTGTATTATATGTTCTTAATGAACAATAATAATTAATGTTGCCATTTCTTTTACCGGATCCTATGATAATTTTTTCTTCTGGAAACTCAATATCTTCAGCAAATTCTTTTAAATGATCGATATCGGTGGATTTAATTTTAATTGCTAATTCATATTTTTCACGATTAGGAGTTTTATAAGTATAACCATCAGCCATAATAAAGCCTAACCAATATGCTTTTTTAAAATTATCCACTTCATCGAAATATTTTTCATTAATAGGATTTACTGATGCAATAGATTTTTTAGGTTTTCTTAATCCAAATTCTATTGCATATCGATTTACAGAAGTTAAAGATAAATTAAGCTCTCTAGCTAAAATAGTCGGACTATTCTTATATTTTTTTAACTGTTTAGAAAGCCATTCCTTATCCATATATTTAAATGCTTTATATTGTTTTAAATCAATATTATTTTCAAAGCAAAATCGATTAAATTGAATATTGCTTTTTGTCTTAAAAATAATTAATGAAATTTGTTCTGAATTTTTTCCTTCAGATAAAAGATTTAATACCTGTTGAAGTTTTTCTTTCATTTTAAAGTGCCTCGTATTATAAAATATTTATATTATTATAATACTATATTACACTTAAAATGTCAAATATATACTCCAACATGGGAATCGGCGCGCCAATTTTTAGTTTATCATTTACATAACCTATGTTAATTCATAGCACTTCCATTACAGAACGTGAACAGACTATATGTTAATCCCGCATAGCTGGACCAGGTATTTTTCCCTTTAATAATAAAAGGTACTCCGACGCAATCGGATAGTCGTTAGAGGTTATCCTGTACGGACATTCCTACCGGAACAAACTCTTGTTTACGATAACTTAGGATTTAACCATATTACCATCTCGTTAATTTTTTCTGCTTTCGCAACATTCACGCTTATCGTTTCCAATTACGTTGTAGTCTAACGAGCTCTTAAAGTTCTTCCCCGGTTTAACTCCTGTTTAGCATATGCTCATTACTGAACATACGGGGCTGGCAATGTTACCCCGAATAGAAGCGGCGCTCATACCAGAATTTGCACCTGTCGTAAAGCCGACAATTTTGGAACCGTTTGAAAATTCAAATAAATATGGATTTGTCGTTGCTCTCGTTACTTCTTTTTTAATGAGAGCAGAGCTATCGATCTTCTGACGGATATTATCAAAAATCATTCGAATCTGTGATTGATACGGTGTTACAAACATATGTATAAAGTTTTTACGAGTAAATACGTTATATAATGCTTCGACTACCATCGTTTCTGTTTTACCGGTATTATGTGAAATAATATCGTTAGCAATAAAGTTACGATAACGTGGCACCGAAACATCATATGTTTGTTGTTCACCAAGATATTCGATCGATACAACCGGATCCCAGAATATATCGCCATTAAGAATATCTTCGATCGATTCAAAACCTAAATGCTCGGCAAGTTCTTTTGCCTCCGCCTTATTAATAGTTTTGGACTCTAAATATTCTTCAAGTGTTAACCGTCCTGTTTTTAAATATTCAAAATTAGTTTTTCCTAATTCATGATATTTTAAATAAGATAAAAACATCTTATTAAGTTTATCGGTCATAGGTTGAAACTTATATGAATAATAAACAGAGAACATATTTTTATGGGAATGATTTTTAATCCGATTATATTTCTTCTTGTCGACAAAACCTAAAAAATAAGAATTTCGTTCTTTAACGATTTTTACGACAATACCGAATCGCATTAATAAGTGAGCTAACTGATACGCTAGCTGACCCGATTCAGAACAATATAATCGATTGATCGGAACTTCGTCTTCTTCTTTATACGCATCTTTAATTAGTTCAGAAACAAAGATTGACACCGATTCTTTATTTAAAGAAAATACTTCTTTCGGAATCGACTTGTCAGAAGACATATCTTTATTTAGCTTCTGAGCCATTAATCTTAATTCTGATTCTTCGATAGAATCACTACCGAAATAATTAAGATGCATCGGAATAGCGATATTATCGCCGACCGTTAAATCTTTTAATTCTAACCATCCTAATTCTGTTAAAAATGGATGGTTATCGGTCGCATCGAATGTACGGCCTGTATTAGTCGTAATACGATATACAGGTTTAATACCGTTATCGTATACTTTAGCATTCGGCGCTATTTCGATTTGATAATTATCGTCAAGAGCAAGAATATTAAATTCTTTATTCTCGTCAAATAATTGTTTTACAGTTTTAAATAATCCTGTTTCTGGATCTTGTATTTTAAGATTACCAGTTACACAACGACGGCCACATCGGAATACTTTACGAAGACTTCGATCACGAAGCATTTCGGCCTGATACCAACGTGGAGTCCAAGGGGCATATTTATCTAAATCAATATTATAGATTTGAATAAATGATTTTGCCCACATAACTGGATCTCGTTTAATTACGACTAGCTTTCCTTTTTCACTGAGCTTAGTAAAATCTAATCTTACTAAGTCTTCCAAAGGCATTGCCATTAATTCTTTTACAGAATAATCTTGTTCTTGTTTCATAATTTTTATTTATGGAATGCTTTACCTTCTTGACCCATCATAGTCGTTTGTAAACTATATTGGGATTGCTGAGCGATGGCCATTCCTGCCTGTCTCATAGTTGCATATTGTTGAGAATTTACTGGATTAGTCCAAGAGAATGGACGATAACTTTGTTGCATTTGCTGACGACCTTGCTGAGCTAAATCGTTAGCAATACCAACTAAAGCTGGTCCACCATAATAAGCAGCTTGAACTGCCATACCGGCTAATGGGCCTAACAATAAATCGGTACCCATACTAAAAGCAGCATCTTGTATTGCGTTAGCCTTAGTGCCACCTTCATCGAGCGTATCGTTATAAGTCCAGACTGCGTTGGCAGTCGCTAAGCCGGCATTAATTTTATTATCCCAAATTAAATTACCGGCCGTACCCATACTTTTAGTCGCATTACCGACATGTCCGACAGCAGATTTTACATTGCCAGTTAATCCTTTTAAAATATTTAAACCTGCCATTATAATGTACCTGGTGCTTTAATATTGTTACGTCTTAATGCAAAATTAATATCGCCAGATGCACCCATATTATCGAATGCATTTTGTGGTGTTAATCCAGAACTAGCCGATACAACAGGATTAACGGTACCGACCGAAGCGATATTCGCTGTCGACGTCGGCTCCATTGCTGCTTCGATCGTATTATTTGTTGCACCTAATGCAGCAGCACCACCTAATATCGTAGCACCGTATCCTGTTAATTTATATCGATCCGGAATAGAATAGTTATCCGGATTAGTACTAACAAATTCTTTATTAACTTTAAAGTAATCGTTTGCGCCATCTTTAATAGCCGGAACCGTATTTCGCATAGGACGATATTTAGAGTTATAAGCTTCGACTTCTTCTTTAGAGTATTGACTACCCATATCTCCGAGAACTGTTTTTTGTTTCTCGAGATTAGAAACTTGTCGATTAATAACTTTATTAGCTCCACTCGTTATAGCGTCGTCTGTTTTTCTAGCGATATAACCGGCACCTTCGATAACTTTTTCGCCGGCAGTTTTTACGCCTTTAACTATACCTTTAAGCATAATTAAATACCTGGGATACCGATAATATTAAATTCGCCATTCTTATCACGGTATAAACCGCCACCAGTAGCGACACGATAAGCAACACTACCAGCAACAACACCTTGAACACCGAGACGTGTCATATCGTATTTAGCATTATCTTTATAAAATGCCGATAATTCTTCTTTGGCAGCTTTAACGACTTCTTTATCTTCGCTACCCATACGTTGAGCAAATTCTGGCGACATAAACTTATTATCGAACATAGCTCTAGACTCTTTATTTAAATAAGAATATTGTAGGGCCTGAGATGTATCGAGTCCGGCAGCCCTACCTTTGGCCATTTGACCTAATGTATAGTTCGGACTAATAATTCTTTCGACAGAACCAATTTCGTCTAGGTCGGCATTCATATTATTAACGAATGTCTTCATACCTTGCTCAAATGCTGGAGCACCGGTTTTACCGATTTCTTTAGCGACTGCATTTGATCCAAAAGCTAATTTACCGACTTCGGCTGTTTTACCAAATGCACTACTAATTAGTTCTAACGCATTATTCACTTTCGCCATAAGCGTTTAACCTCGAATTTCTTTCTTCCTCGATTTGTTCTTGTGATAAGAAGAAATCAGGATCATTAAGACTATTAATGAGGGCAGTGTCATGATTTGCGTCGTCGACATTGTTACGAATTTTATCTTTTCTAGTCGCAGCCAATAACTCAAATACTTTATCGCGTTTTTGTACGAGAGTCGTATATAACTCAATACCTTTAGAAATCATTGGTTGAGTTATTTCTTGACCAGTTTCGGTAATGTTGGTAACGACATCGATAACAGGATCATAATCTTTATTATTGATATATTGCATTGCCCTTGAAATCAGGAGGTCTAATGTAATTAATTCATGTACAAGAACATTATCGGTATAGGACGATTCATCGAGATTAAATTCTTTTTGATACTGCATAAATTTTTGAGCGATTAAAGTCGTTTCACAAATACATGGTTCGCCGACTTTAACAAGGCCTGCCTTATGCAAAGGATCGTTTTTATAAATACAATTTTCGCCTTTACATAAGATCGGCATCTTAGCATAGATTGCATGATCGGTTGCTAACATATGCATAGCTTTATCGAAGATAATTTTACCTTCTTCGCTGTAGCCCCAAGAATTATAATCTTGAACGAACTTATCCATTTGCTCGATAAGCTCTTGCTTTCTATTAGAAAGTTCTTTTTTTGACATAAGGAATATCCCTCCTAATGCTCTATATTACCAGCATTACGAACTTTCTTGATTCTTTCCATAATATCGTCGACAGTAATTTCTAAATTTTCTTCTTCACGATCGACAGATTTAATCGGTTTAGACTTATCAGGTTCTGGTTCGCCTTGATTTTTCCAATCGATCCATGCTGCCATTTTATCGGCAAAATCTTTAGCCGTTACTACTTTATTATATAAATTATAATAGATATGCATTAACGCTTCAATTTTTAATGGCTCCATAGAATCTTTAATGAAGCCATAGATATTTTCTTCGACTTCGTTATCGAAAGATAAATCAGCTAATGTCCACACTGGAGTCCCGTCGTCTTCATAATGGAATTCAGAGATAACGACTTCGTGAGTTTTCTTATCTTCTTCAGAAGCAATTTGATTACTTTCGTTTAACGTAAGAATTTCGTCTTCTTCAAAGATATTATTAGCGCCGAATTGAGGAATGTTAAATAAACCGTATGGTTCATATGCATCTTTTACAGATTGTAAATATGGGCCGAATTCTTCTGTTTCGATAAATTCTTCGTCGAAAAATGGAGTATCGAGCTTAAATTTATGAAGTTCGTTCATAAAGAATAATACAAAGTTTAACTTATACATGTTAAGATCTTTGTAATCTGTGCATGCACGTTTGCATGCTTTAGTAAGATTGTTAATCATGTTTAACCTTTCTTGCGCAGCAAAAAAGACGACATAATAAATAAATACATCGTCTTAATTAAGCATTATTAAATTCCAGTACTGCCAATACCGCCGATGCGTTCACCGTCTGCATCATCGTCGTCCGTAATTAAAAATTTGTGGAACACGCCTTGGGCGACACATTCACCTTTTTTAATATGAACGACATCATCATTATGAGATAACAAACCTAAAGAAATTTCACCTTCATTAGTTTCGTTATTATAGAAGTCGCTATCGATAACGGCGACACTATTAATCATACGTACACCACGTTTAAATGCTGCAGAAGAACGAATATGAAGATATAATACTTCATCGTCTTCCATAGCTGCTTTAACGCCGGTCGGTAGTACATATAATTTATTAGGATACAATTCGATGTCTTCGATAGCAAAGAAATCATAACCAGCCGATTTCTTAGTTTTACGTTTAGGAAGTTTTACTTCCATATTTTTACATCGAGATACTACTTCAAACTTTCTCATCTTTATTTACCTGCAATTTTATCTACTTCTTTAGAAATCTCGTTCATTAGCAAAGTTAATTCGCTAACGGCAAATTCTTTTGAAATGCATCCATTATTATATAACAGTGCATATGCCTTAACATGATCATAAGATAAATCAGAACAGAATTGATCGACAATCTTTTTATTTGGCCAATCTGTATCTAAGATACTATACACAATCTTATCTTTAGGATCATCTAAAAAAATTAAGATTTCGTCAGGAGAATACGCTACGTATTTCTTCATTCGATTTCCTTTCGCTAATTAAAATATATATATTGTAATTATACTTTAATTATACACGATTTTTTGATTGTAAGCAAATAAAGGGGAGAAAGGGAGGGAACGGTGCCGCGAAAGCGGTTCCGGATCCTCCCAAATGAATGAGCATTAGTGCTCTTCTTTGGATTCCAACAATCTTTTTGGAATGCATTCACTAGATAAAACAATCTTTTGTTTTCCATCTTTTACATATTGAATGTCGATAGCCGTATTATGGATATCGACAAGGCCTATGAAGACAGCCGGTTTTTTGCCATGCAAAATAATTTCACCAGGATGAACTTCATTCCAATTAACATTCATTATCTTCCTCGGAACTTATTGTATAAGAACACTAATACATATAATAAAGTAACGACAATGAAAGTATAAAATACCATTATCAATTGTCCGTTAAATATATTGTATTGTGCTTCAACTATTTGTGATAAACTAATAGCTAAAGATAATACGAATAAGTAATCTTTCATGGTTAACAAATCGTTAAATAATTTTCGAGCTCTTCAATCGTTTTGAGCTCGACCTGTTCATTGATCCCATCAAATGCTAATACAACATCTTGATAAATATCGAAATACCAAGTTACGTTATTTTTCTTAGCGATGACACGAGTACAATGATCTTTTTCAGAAATAATAGGAGATTCAAAACATTCAATAATTTTATTTAAAGCTAATTCCATTATTTACATTCTCTTTCTTAAAAGAGTATGCATACCGTGGGCCCATATCTCTACGTATATTCCGACTCATTATACCGATATGCATACAGTCTTTTATATTACATAAATTCTTTGTATTCGTCAATAATAATTTTATTATCTTTATATATTACTTTCCAGATATTTTGATTAGAAGATCCTCTGAACTTAAGAGACGGATCTTTTAATTCGTCGATAAATTTACCGTCGACTAAAGCATCGACTAATTTTAATAACTCAACTTTTTTAGGATCCATGATAATCTGATTGATCGTATATCCAGAGTAACACCAGATATTTTTATTTTTAAACCATTCTTGATCTTTTAAATATTTATTAATAAAAGATACAAGACCGTCGACATTTTCAAATGGCTCACCACCTAATATGGTTAAGCCCGATACTTGAGGATGTTTTAAATAATCGACAAGTCTATGTGCCGCCACATCATCGAATGGTTCACCAGCATCGTGATCCCAATATTCTTGATTGAAGCAATTAAAGCAATGATGAGAACATCCTGTTACGAATAATGTAGCTCGAATGCCGGGGCCATTTGCAATATCGTATTCACGAATTTGTCCGTAATTCATTATTTTTCAACTACTTTCAATAACCCATTTTCACTTCGTACAGAGATATGAGGAACTTCGTAAATTTTAGCTGTATGATGTTCGATAATGCAACCACGATATTGATTCCAATCATCTAAAAATACTGCTAAATCGGCATTCGCTAGCATCTTAATAGAATCACCTAAAGCTACTAAAGGTTCCTTACTTTTATTCTTAGGAGAGTAACTTTCGATAATTTCAATATTTGTAGAGTCAAGATATTTAGTTAAAAATTCTTGAACTTCACGAATATTACTTAAAATTTCTTCGTGTGTTTTACCGCGCATAGGTTGAGATAAAAATACTTTCATAGCTTTTTTTCCTATCGAATAATATGTTGTTCATTAATTAAAATCATATCTTCACTTATTAAGTTCTTGTCGATGTATTCTTGGCGTTTTTCTTCGGCTTTTTCTAAAGAGAAAAATACACCCAACACAGAATTATCATAATCATCAGAATAAGTAAATAGTATATAAACCGTATCAATCATATCTACCATTTTATAATAATCATTAATTGCAGTTTCTAAATCATCCATAATCTTAAGATAATCATCATCAGGAGCATAGCCAGAAACTTCTTTATCTAATCTTTCAAGTTCTAATAAAACAGACATCTTTAGATTATATAATCGATCTTTTTTGTTTAACATAATTATCACTCATTAAAATCATTAATATAACAAGTTTTTACATAAATTTGATCTTCAGTATATCCATCTTCCAAGAAGTTCTGATATTCTTCACGAATATTTTCTTCGTTATACCAAAGAGATTCGATTTTGTCGTCGACCATTAAAATAAATACTTTTTCAGGGTTGTTCATACAATACTCCACATTCCTTAACTTTTTTCAATATTTCTTTTGCGATCACATCGATATCACGAATAACTTTATGATCGGCACAATTAATCATAATCGTACTATATCGGTTAGCTATTTTCTGATATGCATGATCGACTTTTTTTAAATATTCGATATCGTTTTCATGAATATCACCAGTATTACCACCAGTCTTGCCTTTTCGCTCTGCAAGTAAGTTTAACCGGATTCTAATAGGGAGGCGTAACATGATAAGTAAATCCGGTTTAGGTAATTGCAATAATCGATATTCAAAATTTTCAAGCCATTGCAAAAACTGATCTTGAGCAGTTGCTTTTTCATAGCGAACGACTTGATATAACTCATTAGATGTTGTATAACGATCGCAAATAAGAATTGCATCGTCTTGTTTTAACAGTTCTTTATATTTGGTTTGAAATGCTGCATAACGATCCATCGCAAAGAAAAGGGAGGCAATTTTAGGATTAACGGCACCATTTCCACCAAATGTTCCATCTAAATAAGATTTAACGAATGCTGAATATTCAGATTCATAATCAGGAAAACTAATTAAATGAACATTATAGTTCTCTTTCTTTAAAGATTCATACAATTTATTAGCTTGAGTTGCTTTTCCGCAACCGTCGCCACCATCAATAACTATTAGTTTCATATAGTAATCCTTTTAATAGTAGAAAAGGCTCCAAGTGGAGCCTTTATTTAAAATAAGAAATTAAAACTATCTTTTGTAAGATTAGTTTCGTTTAAATTGTAGTCGGCTTCTTCTGGATCTTCTGTAATAAGACCACCGCACATAGCGATTAAATCTTCTAACATTAATCGACTATCGATAGTCGAATTGATCGCCGAAGAAATTCCTTCTAGTTTTTGATTGTAAGTCGTAACGATTTGATCGCTTAATCGACTACTGTAAAAGATAAATTCTTTCTTACCGTCCTTATCGGCACGAATAAGACCGAGCATTACTTCGTTACTTTCTAAAGTAAAATCTTTAATATACAAAGAATCAGAATCGATACTTAAAATAGTATCTTCATCTAACACTTCTTTATCGATAAACCAATTAAAGAATACATTAGTCGTAATATCCTTGCAGCCAGTAAAATTATCGACAGTTATAACGACAATATCGTCGGCAAATTCATCTTTAAAGTAAACAGCTTCTGCACCACCGTTAGGCTCTGGAGCATTCGTAACATCCCCAGTATAAGCAGCAGCGTTATTTTTTAAGTCGCAATTCCAACCAATATGCAATCTTTTAGATTCAGCATGCAAGTCTAAATCAGTACGATATCCATTTTGATTAAACCAATGGATACCGAAAGAGAATTTATCTGTTGCATTAATCTTAGAACACATCGGAACATTACCGATGAAATTCTTTTCAGATGTTGGTACTGCATATTGAATGTGTTTAGATAATAAGAATTTCTTGCCTTCGACTTTATCTTTAAGATCTTCTCTAATACTATTAGCGATAAGAATTAAACGACGCGCGGCAACCGATGTATAACATCTTTCACCGGATTTCTTGACGAATACTTTACCGTTTCGAATATTGTATAATTTATATTCTGACGGCGTTAATTCGCTAAGTAAATAATTATATAAAGAAATTTTCTTAAACAGAGTAACGTTCTTTAATTCTTTTACGATATCTTTATCTAAAACAAACGGACTTACAATATTATCGAGAGGTAATTGTTTACAAGGAACATTTAATGTTTTTGCCAATTTAGATGCTTTATTGATAATTTTAGCATTAGCCTTACTATCTTTTTTTAGCATAATCCAAAAATCACGATAACGATTAAACGTTCTAGCAATTGTTTCGACGCCGTAATTTTCAGTAAAAGAAGCTAAAAGTTTAGAACTGTTATAACGATAACTGTTAACATTAAAATCTTGTTTATTATACTTACTACTGATTAAAAGAGTACTACCAGTTCTCTTATAATAAATATAACGAATTAAATCAATCGCATTAGACGGAGTATAGTAACCGGCGTCAATTAAATATGCTTTAATTTCTTTATTCTTAAAATCGTCGATAGAAAACTTATTAACGTAAGACGGAATAATTTCCATTAATAATTCAATAGTTTCTTGTTTTAATGCAATACCAGATACAAGACCTTTAATTTTTTCTATAAGTTCATCGACTGTAACTGGATAAATGATTGTAAATTTAATAGGATCTTGATCGTTATCTAAACCTAAATATTCGTTAGGTAAATATGTCGACTCTTTATCGACAGGAATAGCACCGAAACAACTTCCGTCTTCTTGATGAGTAAATACGGATAAATAATGTAAGGCTTGATGAAGTCTTAATTCATCTAAGTCCATAATATCGACAGCTTTAATAGATCGATGTAATGTCGATTTATTAATTTGATCGATATATTGATTACCGTATTGACTTACTAATGTATTGCTATCATTAGCCGTTAAATAATCGGCGGCTTCGTCGACAACGTAAACGCCGCTTTTAAACAGCTTACCTCTTTTAACAGGATTAATCCCGTCTTCAATTAAGACTCTTTTAAATAGCTTAATGATTGCATCACGTTTTTTTTGGTTTATCATATTTTCCTCCATATAATAAATAATGGCCGTAACAAATAAAGACATACAAGACTTCATTTGTTACGACCATTATCTTAATGAAAATTGCCGGCGAGAAGTAAATCTTCCAATAGCTTTTTATAATTAAAAAGGAACTTCTTTATGCCGGCTTTCATAATAATAATTAGGCGAAGAGTAATTGTTTTCTTCATTATTCGTAAGTTTAAAAGGAACTCTTTTATGCCTAAGCTTATTATACTATCTTTAATAGTTAATTGCAACTATTAATTTTAAATATGGAGTACTCTAGATTGAATTTCTTTAGTACGACCTTCGTTCCAGAAATTATCTCCTAAATAGCCGCATGTGCGGCGGCAAACCTCGAGCTTACTGTGATCTTTATTGCCACATTTAGGACATATCCAATCGCCATGCCCATCGGCAATAATTTCACCTTCGAATCCACATTCATGACAATAATCTGACTTGGTATTAAATTCTGCATAGATAATATTATCATAACAGAACTTAATAATACTTAATACAGCTTCAGTATTATTTTGCATAGAAGGCATTTCGATATAACTCAAGCATCCGCCAGTCGAAATTTCTTGGAATGGAGCTTCGAATTTTAATTTGTCGAAAGCATTAATTTCTTCTCTCGTATCTACATGAAATGAGTTTATATAATAACCTTTATCAGTCACATCTTTAATCTCGCCAAATCGTTCACGATCGGCTTTACAGAAATTATGAGTTAAACTTTCACCAGGAGATCCATATAAACCAAATCCAATATTATATTCTTTATTCCATTGGTTACATTTATCTTTCATAAATGCAAGAATTCTAGTAACAAGATCTGGATGTTTAGTATGAGATTCACCTGTTAATAAAATGGATACCTCATAAATTCCCATATAGCCTAATGATGCAGTACTATAACCATCAGAAATATATTTATCAATAGCTTCGCCTGGTTTTAATCGAGCTAATGCACCATCTTGCCAATGGATTGGAGAAATATCTGATGTTGTACCTAATAAACGATCATGTCTAAAGATTAATGCTTTTTTACATAATTCTAAACGTTCTTCTAATAATTTAAAGAACGCTTGTTCTTTATCTTCTGCATCTCGTACTAATATAGCAATTTGCGGAAGATTAATTGAAACGACACCGATATTTTCACGGCCGTCCCATTTGTATTTACTTGTCTTAGGATCTTTCCAATTAGAAAGGAAACTCCTACACAACTTAATTAATTAAGCCGGACTATCTCTTCATTTATTTAAATAAATGCGATGCGCATTGAGTAGCACGTCTCTACTCTACTTGGCTACATTCATCACCAATAGTCTCTACACTACTATAATAATATAATAGCACGGTATTACCATTAAGGATTCACCGTTAGCCCCGTAAGGGACACCTGTTTTGTGATACAGTTCACATCGTTTTACATGGGCCGTTATACGTTAACCCATGCAAGTAAATACTTCTCCGTCATGCACTTCTTTTAATTTTTTAGCAGAAATATAATCAGGATACATTCTTTTAGCTGTACACTTAGCAGCTAATTCTGTTAAATAATAATACTTAGAATCCTCGTGAATATTATGCTCATCTAAACAATAAATTAATTTAGGGAAGCTTGGCGTAACATAAATACCGTCTGCATTTTTTACGCCTTGAATACGCTGTTTTAATACTTCTTCACAGATTAATGCAGCATAATTAGCATATTCACCATTAGGATTAAAATTTAAAAATAAAGTAACGAACGGAGCTTGCGTAGCCGTTCTCTACGTAGACTATATCTTCATCCTAATAATAGGATGGATGGCGCTTCCATATAAAGAATTTCACTTTATATGTACGAACTTCATCTTCTGTTCTAGAAGGTATGTTCTAGTCGTTTGACCTTTCAAAAGATCCCTCTTTTGACTTGGCACTGGATTATTTATATTAATATATAAGTTTCCCCAGTTAGCATAATTATTATTTACCATTTCCTGTAAAACACTATCGTTAATTATACACCGTACATTTATACGTTCACCATCTGCAATTATTAGATTACTCTAACAATGGGCCAGTACTCTACCGTTGGAAGTATTCAATGTTTGGATCTGGTATTGAATAGTTTGAATACCATCTTTCAGTTCCTTCATCATCATACATTCAGCAATTTTTTCTTTGTTTACTTCATCTTCAAAAATTTCTAAATATTTATCATAAGATTTTTTAAGATATGGAGCCAATATTTCATCGAATCCATTAATTGATTGCCCGCCAAATTGCCTATGTTATCTTAGGAACTTTTTATTTCCTAATTCTTATAATTTCTTATAAGTTCAGCATAACTTTTCACGTAAATTAAAACTTTAAACGTGTCGAGGCCTCGTGGAGATATTATATCTTTTCAATCTCTATGCGTTGCAGCTGTTATAACTTTGTTATAACTTCACTTCTGATTACCATATTATTTAAATAACTTAGGCTTCCAGTATTTTTTCCTCGATACTATTAATAGCTTCATAAAGTAATTGCTATTAATGGGCCAATTGACCTGATGCTACTTGTGCTATAATTTGTGTCGTAATAGTACAAGCAGTTTGGAAAGACTTAGGCGTTTCAATTAATTTATTATTAATACGAGTTCCATTATCTAACATATCTTTAAGATTAATTAAGCAGCAATTTGGAATAGGCTGGATTAAATAATCCATATCATGTATCCAAATACTGCGATTATCATGAGCTTCTAAAATATCTCGAGGCAATAATTGTCGGCGAGCAATATCTTTAGATACTTCGCCTGCAATTAAATCACGTTGCGTAGAAGCAGCTTTTGCATTTTTATTAGAATTTTCATTAATTGTATCGATGTTTGTACCATCGATAAGACCTAAAATCGCTTTATCAGATGTATTTTCTCTGCGACGATATTCTTGAACAGCTCTATACGCTTCATAAGCACGAGCTACGTCTTTTTGTTTATGTTTAACGAGAAGATCGAATACCATTTTTTCAATACGTTTAATATCCAATTCCTGGAGCATAAGAGCTTCTTGCATTATTTCTTCTGCAATAGAATTAGCTATTTTTTCATTATCTTTAAGTAAAGAATGTTGTGCTTTACTTATGGCTACAATAATCTTAGATTTATCGAAATCGACCTTACGGCCGTCTCTCTTAATTACAATCATTAATTAAACCTCATTCTTAATTAATAATTCGAAACCTTCGACGATAATAGAACGAGATCCATTAGCAAACTCGATAGAATATGCATCTTCTACAGTATCGGCAATATCGGTTACTTTCCAACCTTTATCGTATGTATTGAAACGAACAACGTCGCCAATTTGAATATCGGTTTTTTCAATTCCTTCTGTTAACCAATATACATTAGGAGTAACCGTAACAATTTTTACATCGTCGGCATATAAATGCTTTAACGTATAAACTTTTAAAGATTGTTGACCTTCGTACTTAAAATGTACATACTGTAAATTTCCGTTTGCATTAGAAATGAGCTCGTCCATACCTTCGATGAAGGTTCCGATCATCCTAGTGTCATTAGGTAGAGATATCCGGTTATCTCCGCCAAATAATACTTTCATATCATTAATCCTTTCTTGTTAATCGCGATAGTTAAAGAAAGTGTTCTATGTAATAGAGCAGAATATATATTACGCATAACATACTACATATAGTATTTAATAAAACATAGAACTACTAAATCTATTATACCAAATCAGTATAAGACAAACAAATGATTTTATGGTATAGAAAACTCTTCATATATTTTACATGTGCAAAAAAATAAGATATAATAGTAATAGTTAATTATACTTATTTAATATGAGGTATTTTAAATAATATGGCAAATATAAATTATGAATCATTATTCGCGGCAGAGCCAAATGAAGACTTAGTCTCTTGGTTATATCGCATGTATCTTGCTAAACAAGAAAACAATAAATTAACGGTAAAAAGAATTAGTGCTTTGGCTAAGACTTTTTTTGAAATAGATCTTGATGTTACGACGATTAATAGTTACTTCAACGATTTTAAAAAGAATCTAGCGCCAGCATCGACCGACGATAAACTAACGTCGGCAGCTGTAGATATGCTTCTTAACGCACATGCTAAAAACGTAAATAGTAAAAACCGATCTGAACTTAATAAACATTTAAAGTCGATTAGCGATCAATTTTTATTAAAAGAATTAATCGTCGAGGCGATTTCTAAAATCGAACCTCTTAAATACGAATTTAAAGATCTTCAAAGCGGCGAGTCTGAAGCTGTATTGTTATTAAGTGATTGGCATCGTGGACAAGTAAGCGATAACTTCTTCAATAAATTTAATAATGAAATTTTCGACGAACGTGTCGAGAAATTAATGAATAAGACACGAGAATATTGCTTACTAAATAATATTAAAACTATTCACATCTTAACATTAGGCGATATGATTAACGGCGGTATTCATGTTCAAACACGAATCGAGTCTCAAGAAAATCTTATCGAACAAACTATTGGGGTAACAGAAGCGCTAAGTCATTTATTTAACAATCTTAGCCAAGAATTTAACTTAGAATTATATTTCTGTCGTGGTAATCATGATCGAGTAACTCCTTCTAAAGAAGAAGCAATGAATGGTGAATCATTTAGCGACATCATTCCTTGGTTCTTAAAAGAACGATTAAAAGGAAATGATCGTATTCACTTTAACGAAAATACCGTCGACGATGAAATTATAACGGCTAATGTATGTGGACAACGTATTATCGGTGTCCATGGACATAAAGATAATTTTAATAAAGCTATCGACAATCTAGCATTATTTACAAAACAAATACCGGATTATATTGTAATGGGTCATTTTCATCATTCAAGAGAAGCCGATCTTAAAGGCGTCGAAATGATTATTAACCCATCTTTATGCGGTAGTGATCGTTACGCAGTAGACGGACGTAAATTTTCTAAAGCCGGTCAAAAGCTTTTAATGTTAAATAAAGAAGATGGTCGATATGCCACTTACTTTATTAGCTTTTAAATATCCGATAAAAATAAATTATCATTGCGATAATAAATACTAAAAAGAAAAAATCGGCTATACCTTTCATATTATATTCTCCAATCAAAAAAGCCTCCTATTTTTTAGGAGGCTTAATTTTTTTTACAATTTTTTCTAACGTATTAGGATTATTGTCTAAACCGAATATAGTATCGATACCAAATAATTCTATAACATACGATGCTGCTCCTATTACGATAACAAGGAACGCAATCGACAATAATACAGCTGATATTAAAGCTATTGGCATTAATAATATACTAAAAAACGAATTAAATAATTCAAAGAATTGTCCAAGAATTCCGAATCCTAACGTTAAAAATAAATATAAATAAAAACAGAACTGTTTAGTCTTCCTTGTCATAGCCAGAACCTGTACTATTATGCAAACCAACAATTAAACAGCAGATCATAACTGCGAAGAACAAAATTATTAGACTCATTACAATCGTTGAAATAATCATTTAACTACTACCTCGTCTTATTTAGCTAACAAAGATAAAAATAAAAAGACTATACCGGCCAAAAGAACTCCTCTGTAGATTTTGTTCTTTTTAGGATCTTGTTCTGTAAGACTAAATAGTCCTTGAACTCCGCCATAAATAATAGCGATAACAACTAATATTAAACTTATTCCAAACATTATATTTGTAAGCATTTGAAATCTCCTTTTATTTAAATAAATAACTAATTAATAATCCAGCTATAACGATAACAATGCCAAAGAACGAGAGTATTAACATGATTAAAGATAAGTCAGGCCCATCTTTAATTAAGTCATTAATAACATCTTTTAAGATGGAAATCAAAATTCCGCCAACGCTAATTAAAAGAATTATTATGCCTATAGCGACAATAAATTTTCCTGCATCCATTATTTATAATCCTTATTATTTAATTTTGTCCAAAAATAAAAAAATCATTGAAATTAATATAATAATAACTCCAATACCTAAAAATAAATCAGGCAAACTACTATAATCATGTTTTTTTATATCGACAATCATATCAAAAATAGCATCAATAAAACCACCAAAGATAGGAATCATACCTAAGACAATAAATGCTAATCCAATAATGAGTAAAATTTCATATAACGACATAATTAATTATCCTCAAATACTTCTTCGAAAATCTTCTTTAATTCTTCTCCAGAAATATTCTTTAATCTTTCTTTAAATCTTGCCTTATAAGAGTCAATCATGTCATCATGTTCTTCTTTTGCTTCTTGCATAGCCTCTTCATAGCCATTATCATAACCATCGTCATATCCTTGGTCGTATACATATTGATTGCTTTTTTCTTCGACATTATTTTCTAGCCATAAAGCAAGATCTTCTTTGTTATCTTCATTCCTTAAATCATAAATAATGTCTTCAAGTGAAGTATTGTTTGTAAGATTTCTCATAATTTCATCTCCTTTAAGATATGGAATACGCAGCACTTAAAATAATGTATAATGTATAAACAGTTTTATATATGCAGATAAGTTACTATTAAAACTCACCTTTCTGTAATTAAATAAAACTAAATAGTGCTGCGTATTATAAAAATATCTTATTACAATATATGTATTATGCTTTGGGGAAACATTTTTATATAATGTAATAAGATATAATGGTGCTCCCTGCGGTAGTTGAAACCGCATTAAGCCGTTATAAGCGACCCGTTTTAACCATTAAACTAAGGGAGCATAAAAAAACGGCATATAGAATTAATACTGAATTCTACATACCGTAAATTAAAAAAAATGGAGGAGAAGGTGAGATTCGAACTCACGGTACGTTTCCGTACGACAGTTTTCAAGACTGTAGCCTTAATCCTCTCGGCCACTTCTCCATGGTCGCAGAGAATGGAGTCAAACCATTTCAGACATGGATATGTTTTCCATGCTGTTTTACTCTGCAATATTGGATGCGGGGGCAAGAGTCGAACTTGCACTAGACGAGCTTATGAGACTCGTGTCTCTGCCATTTGGACTACCCCGCTAAGGAGCTGCGTATGCAGACCACAAGACAATTATAAGGAGAAAGGAGTTTATTATCATGAAACGTTAGTTTATTATATTAGAAAGGGAGGCAAACTAAACAGAAGACATGGGGTGTGTCTAGAATCACGCTATTAAGAGATTTTTCATATTTAGGAGGTTTGTCTTGTTTACGCACGATCTACATACGCGTATATAGAGGAGGAAAAGTATGATAGGCACCATGAAGACTATTACCTTCGTTGGTGCCATGGAAGTCCCTGAACACGGGGGGACGCTCAGGGATACTCCTCTTGTATTTAAGATAATGGGAGAACCTTAAATACATTATTATTATACATCAATTATTTAAATAATGCAAGTATATTATTTTTTAAAATCGGCAAAGTTTAATTGGCTTCCAGTTTTCATATACGCATTACAGTAATCTTGGAATACGCCAGGATATAGATCACCGATCGAACCATATGTTCCGCCACGATTAGGCTCAGACCACACTTCGATATGAAGATGCTCGTCATATGTTGCAGGACCATCAGGACCCATACCACCAATTATGCCTATAGGTTGACCACGCTTAATAGTATCGCCAGCTTTAACGAATATTTGCGCCATATGCATATATACAATAGTCTTATTCGTTCCGTTAGCAGCATTAACCATTACAGCGTTATAGCCCCAGCCAGTATCCATTACTGTACCGTCACATATCGATAATATCTCAGGCTTAGGAGAATCGGGAATAAACACGACGTCCATACCTTGATGTGTATGGCTAGAACGAACTTCACCAGGGAAACCAGATAAACTAATAGAAGGAATATATTGAGCCGCAAAGAAGAAGCCCCATTTATCATTATCGAATTCTGAAGCATAAAACTCTTTAGACAATTCTTTATATGCTACACATAATTCAATAAGTTTCTCTAAGGAATTATGCGGATCCATTGGTTCTTCACGCTTACCGGTAACGTTAATCGTATACGGTTCCCAGAATTGAGATAACGTCCAAGATCCTTGATTTTTAATATCGAGATTAAAATACTTCTTAGATTGGCCGCCACTATTATTATTACCAGAGTTATTTGTTAACGCATATACAAAGTCTAAACGAGTTTTAAGATCTTCATGCTTTTTAAGTTCGGTAGTCGGATCTTTAGTCGGCTTATCGCCAGCAATATATGCTTCATTATAATAATAGGCTAGCATTACTAGCAAAGGATTATCGATTAAAGATTCATCTTTGAGCTTCTTAGTAGCACTTTTAATCTTATTAATAATACCATCATAATCAGAAGTATTTAATAGGCACATTAAAACAGCTAGTACGACAGTGTTGATATCTTTATGGACACCGGCATTTTTAATGGCTTCTTCCATCTTAACATAAGACTCTTTAGACTTTGCTATATTTTTAGCTTGATCCTTATAGCTACTAATTTTACTTACTGCAGATTCAGCTGCTTTTTTAAATAATGGAATCTGTGATTTAAGGCATTCTTCAGCGGTTAAATAAAATAAGTTATTAATGTCGCCAGTCATAGCAGCACCAGCGGCTAACCCTGATCCATACATCGAAGGAGAATTCATCAGTTTAGATCCGTCATCGATAATTGACTGACGCCAGTTAATAATCGGAACTTGTTCTTCGACTGGTACTGGTTTCCAGTCCATCTTAAAACCTTCAGGCCATTCATCTTTAAGATCTTTATGAGGATCGTTTTTAGTAAGAGACGCACCTTCAGCAATATTAGCTAATTTTAACGGCTCTTGATAACGCTTAATATCGATTAAATCACAGTAGTGTTTCATATTGGAATATGATAATTGGTTATTATCGAGAAGAACACTAAGATTAGCGCCGACCTGATTAAGAATTTCGTATACCTGACCGATAATCGGTTCGATACGAGTACTTGTCATATACTGATCAATTTGAGTTTGCATACCGTCGGCAACTCTGTCGTCCGTAAGTTGACGAATAGCTCGATATTTTTCATAAAGAGTATTGCCGCCATAATACATATCGTTAATCGGGATGATACTCGCTAATCTAAATAGGTAACGTGTTACGGTCGATAAATGATTCTCGACTTGAACCATACGTTTCTCGACGTCGCCACCCATCTCGAGAAGAGCTTTAGCCGTACTGAGTTCAAACTCAGTTGCCTTAATACTTTCTTTTACGATACGAGGCATATGTAATTCTAAATCTCGAATACGTAAATCTGTCGGGAATGGATCAGACGGATTTGGCACCATACCAGGAGTCGGTACCTTAATGGCATTATCATGCTTAGTCGGATCGAATTGAATCTGACGTTGTGCAATAGACTGCATACGAGTCATCTGATATTTAGCCGCTTCACTACCGTAAGCAGCTACCGACGTAATCGGTAGTCCGACATTAAAACAGTCGTCGACATCGATTGTATTATAAGCATACAACGGAGGATTTAATTTCTGAGGACTTTTATCTTGAGCACTTAACGTATTATTTTCGACTTTAGTATCTTCAGACTTCTTATCAGAGTCTTCTTTCTTAACTTCAGGAGTATTCTTATCGTTAGTCTTAGTAACGTCACTTGTTGTATTATTATCTTTAGTGATATTAACTTTAATTTTATCTGGAACGTTATCAGTATGAGTAACGTCTTCTTTAGAATCTTCTTTTTTATCTTTTCCGAATGCAACTTTATCGGTACTTAATGATTCGAAACCAGTTTTACCGTCTTTTAGAGAAACCGATTTAACTTCGGTCGCATCCTTAACTTCTTTATTATCGGCAGTCGTTTTATCTAACGTTTTACCGAGAGC